CAATAATGACTCTAACAGTAGTAGGAGCAACCCAAGATGGTTTTTGACTTGTTCTATCAAATGAGTTGGCACAATATTTATGTTTGCTATTAATTTCATCTTGTGGTAAGGCTGACTTTGATGAAATAATAAGAGGTAAATAATCATCTCTCAAATCAGAAATATTTAAAGGTGAATTATCTTCAGTATTAACTGTTCTATCTAAATAAGTCAATATATCATTCTTTTGATTTGTTAAACTGTTGTCAGAACCTTTTAACATCATACATCTTATTTTTCCAGATTTAGAACTCAATCCAGAAATTGTCATACCAATAGTATGATCAAATCCTGCACCTCTAGCCACAAGATGGAAATCTGCAATCATTCTTTTAAGACCATTATTATTTCTAATCATTTTATAAACAACATTAAATACAAGATCTTCATAGTCATAGTCATAATCAAGAGCATCTTCGAACATAAGACCAAATTTAAGTTCTTCAATAGGTGGTGTTGACATTAATGTATTTATCTAATCTAAATATACAATATATTTATAGTGGTGGTGTTTGTCCAAGCCAAACATAAATAATAATTATTAAGAAGAATCAATTGATATTATTGTATTAATTGATTTAATTAAATATATGAAACAAATAATCCATCATTTTTACATGTTACATCGACATAGATTTTATTTCCGTTACAGTTTTGTTGATATTTATTGATATATGTAAAATATATCAATTTTTGCCATTGCTAATTGACTGGTCTGTTGTTTTATCATTATCCATTTAAGATAATGATTGTCATTAATATAAATATTAACAACACAACTTACAGTATATTTTCACCTCATTCGAGATTATCCCTGTTGACTAATCGCATTTCTAGATTCATTTATCTAAAAACACTTTCATCCCTAGCAACCTTGACAAAATACAACAAAATTTTTACCCCCTGTAACTGAGGTACTCTTATCACTTATTCTATTATCGTTTTCATTAATATATTTCTTGCTCCATTCAGATCTCTATCCATTATCAACTTACATTTATCGCATTTATAAATCCGGTCATTTTTTAGATCTTTCTTATAGTTTCCACAACAAGAACATACTTTAGATGTGTACGCCTCATTTACTACTTTATAATTAATACCTTTGGCAGTACATTTATATTTCAGTCTTTGTCTGAATTCGTAAAATCTTAGTTTGTAAGCTAATTCTTTCATATTGGCTGTCATTCCTGATCTTGCCTTATTTGTTACCTCCTTAGAACTCAAATTCCCTATTATTATTGTTTTATAATTATCTGTCAAATCATTAATAATCTTCCATTGAGCATCATCAACCATATTCTTTATTTTTGTCATATATTTCTTTTCAATACCCCTTTTCCGTTCTTTTGACAGAAAACTGAAAGATTTTGCTTTAAGAATCCTATCTATTTTCGGCATTAATCTTTCGATCATATTAGTTCCATATTTGATCGCTTCGTCATCAGTAATACAAGAAAGATATGTTTTCATACCTTGATCAATACTTACTGTTTTTGTATTATTTGATTTTACAAGATTTACTTTTTCGGGAATACCAACTGTGAATTGATTTGATTCTCTGTTATAGTAAAGATTGATGGTTGTATTTGGTAAAATATAGTCATTTTTATCATATATATATCTCATTTTTCCTAAAATAGATTCCGCTATCTGATTATTTTTAATATAACAGCTTTCGATTTCCATCATTAACGATTTCTTATTTTTCCTCCAATATTTTATTTTGAAAGTCTTACAATTGCCTTCTAAATAATTTATAACACACGTTTTATAATTAGCACTTGCCTTCTTAATTGCTGAGTCTAATATATGCGTATAGACAGATGAATTCTTAAATTTTTCCTTTAAAATATCGCCTGATTTTTTCATAATGCTATTTCTGATATCTTTAAGAATATATGTCCTTGTATTTTGATAATTAAGTGTCTTATCAATTTTGGTTCTAATAGTTTTTATGGTTTGATTTGTTAGACAATGTGTTTTATTATTATCATTGATAGCAATATTATTCTGTTTAATTGTATTTTTGTTAATAATTAATTGATTGATTAATTCTTTCAATTTGACAATCCTGCTATTTTCGGCATTGGGGTTTTTCTTTTTAGATGATAACTTTCTAATTGATATATGGATTTTTTTATTAGAAGTAATAAGTACTTTGTTCTCTTTCTTTTTGGATTGAATAATTTTATAGGAATTATAATTCTGATCTATAAGACTCTTCAATAAAATAATATCTTTTTTACGCAAATTGTAGAATATATGACTAATAGTATAATTATACATAATACGAAAAGCATTAAGCCAGTTTAACAATATGACTTTTTGATCAGGATTGTCTAATTTAAGAAGAACAGTTTTAGATTTGTACAATTTACCCTTAATTTTAGGAATAGTGGCATTAGTTTTGATTTCATTAAACTCATTTTCTCTAGAAAAATAATGTTTGTCATACCAAGAATCAGTAGGATCATCAGTAAAGAAGGGCAAATTAGAAGGGATCCATAATTTATTGGTATGACTACTAATAGCATCCTGTAAGACATGAAGATTTTTGTATTTAAATTTAGGGAGCATTAGAAGACTTAATCTAAAGATATAATCAAATCTTTAGATGATTTAATATTAAATAAAAATTGAAAATAAAATAAGAATGTCAATAAATATAAAGAAATAGTGCAACTAGTAACAACCCAATTATATAAATTACCTGAAATTGTGACATTTGAATTAAGTATATCTCCAATATCTAATTTGTTATAATTTGTTGATACTGTGTTATTCATGTCAGATGCTGTTAGACCTTGTGTTCTTGCATAATATATTTGATCGATTGTGGCAACATATTCAATAGTAAATGTCATAGGACCATTATTATAATTTTTGTAGTTATATGCTGTTACACCAGAATATGGATCGGCATAAGATGATCCTAATTTGATTAAACCACCAGAACATCTACCATCTGTAAATTGCTTGTATGTAAGTATGGCATTAAGTTTTTTAATAGGAGAATAAAGAACCATATGGACATTGTATCTATTTTTAATAGTTGAACCACTTGTGACAGTATTAACAATTGTGGATGCATTATCAGTAATAACGATTTCACTAGATAAAAATGGATATTGAACACCTTTATATTTAAAAATAAAACTTGTATAGGCTTGTTGTGCTGTTGATAAATAGTGACCATCTGATAATACATCATCAAGCATTAGAGAACCAAATGCAAAGAAATCAGATACTTGAATAGTTAATTTATAATTAACAGTTTGGAGAGGGATTAATTGACCATTAGCAGTATATGTCTTTTGGACACAGAGTCTTCTTACTGCGAGTGTATTGGTAGTATTGGTTAAAGTATAATTTGTTGAAGTTCCTGTTATTGATGATGTGTAAGTACATGTGGAAGTTTCATTAATTGTTATATTTGTAGTAGTGTTATCTAAAATTAATGCTCCTGTAATATCTTTAAAAGGGACATAAGCTTTATAAGTAAATGTAAAAATGTTTTTGGCAATTGTTGTTAATGATCCAATAGTCCATCTTGCAAATTGTTGTGAAGCACTTGTAGAAGGTATTGTGATATTTCCTCTTGAAGCAACACAACTTATTGTTTTTGTAACAGTTCCTTTAAATTCACTTGGTATTGTTTGATTAAAATCACCTAATACAGAACTTGCATTTGTCACATCAGGATCATACAATAACATCTTATTAGAAATATTATCAGTGACTATCACATTTGATAAACTAACTCCTGATGCTATAGTAGCTGTAATAGTATATGTCACAGGATAGTTTGGACCAGATACTGTCTCATTCTCAGACATGTTATGAGCTTTATCTAATATCATTATTTTTGGTGTGATTGTTGTACTATTGCTTGTTCCTGCAATTTTTGGATCTACCCCCGCAAAATCAATTGCATCTTTACCATACATAAACCATGCTTTAGTTTTGAGTGTGAGTGGGACATCTGGTTTTGCTCCATCTGTTGTGTCCATTTTGATACTAATTGATTTCAATAAATCTTCTGGTTGATTTGGTCCATAACTTGAATATGATGATATAATTGTATACCATCTCCATTCATTTTGTTTATCTGTTGAATCTATAACTGCATCACCAAGTGAAAATCCTGATGAGGAAAATGGATGTGAATAATACATTTGCAATGGTGTGGCATTATCTGACATATCTGAATACCATCCACTTGTTATTGTCCCATTAACATTAATATTTCTCCATGAACCAACATATAAAATATCTGTTCCAATTGGACTATTTAATGTCAAACCTTTTTGTAGAAAGACATCTACTAAACCTTTAAACCCAATGGATGATGCTCCAGTTCCAGGATTTTTAAATAATAAATCAATTTTTGTATCATCATTTAGTAATCCATTTGTAGGTGGATTACTAAATCTGGCATCAGGTATTGGTGTTGACATTTATGTATTTCACTAAATTATCAGATCTATATAGTTTTAATTGTGGTATAATTCCCATCCAAAACCTAAAAATTATCCTAAAATAGTCATATGAATAAAAAATTGATTATTATAATATCTCAATAATTTAGGCAATATATATGTTATTAATTAAATAATAACATATATTGAAATGTCTGCTGAAGAAAATCTTACTGCTATAAGACTCTTTAATGAAATTACAAATCTTAACAAAGACCCTGAATATTATTATCAGATCTGTCAAGACAAAGATAACAAATTACTCTTTTATTTCATGATTCATGGTTCTGGTGATTATGATGGTGGTTATTACATTGGTAAAATCGTATTGCCTAAAACTTATCCCATTGATCCTGGTAACTTCTACATGCTCACTCCTCAAGGTAGATTCAAAACAAGTGGTAAAGACAATGATGAAAAAATCTGTCTCACTAATTCCGGTTATCATAAAGAATCTTGGACTCCTATGTGGAATATCAAAAATATGGTTATTGCATTTGTATCTATCTTCCAATCAGATGATACAACTGGTATTTCACATATCAAACAATCACCTAAAGAACGTAAAGAAATGGCTAAAAATTCAATGATTTATAATCTAGAACATTATCGTGATATTACTATGATGTTTACCCAATTTGTCAAACCAGATGGCACTGCCAGAACAGAAAAGGAAGTTAAACAATATATTGCCGAATTGAAAGCCTCTAAAAACAAGAAAAAAGAAAAAATTGTCAAAGATGGTCCGATCCTATCAACTGTCCAAAATAATACTAATGCTAATCCCACTAATGCTAATCCCACTAATGCTAACACTATTAAGACTGACCCTATTAAAGCTGACCCTATTAAAGCCAATCCAGTCAAAGCTGTTCCAGTTAAAGCTGATCCTATTAAGGCTGTTACTGTTAAAGCTGATCCTATTAAGGCTAAGGCTGTTCCAGTTAAAGCTGATCCAGTTAAAGCTGATCCAGTCAAAGTAGTTCCAGTTAAGGCTGTTACTGTTAATAAAACAGTAACTGATAAGGAAATTCCTAAAGTCGTAAAGACTAATACTAACACAAAGACAAAGATCAAAACAGTTAAGAACGAGACTATTATTAAGAGAACACAAAATAATGGAGTTCCAGATGGAAATATTTTTGCAGAGATCAAGAAAGAGGTTATCTTGAAAAAGAATAATGATATTACATACATTAAATGGAGAGATGACCTGTTGAAGATGAATATTAAGAGTCATTCAAAGGATCTCATAAGAATTGAATTTTAATTTGGTTTTATTTATTATGAAAAAAGATGAAAATATATATTTTTGATATTATGTTTTAAAGAAGAATAATAAATTAAAAGAATTCTAAATAAAATATAATTAGAATGCCCGAACTAGGTAGTTTTAAAGGTAATGGTAACCGTTTTAAAGGTAACCAACAAAAGAAGACAGGTAGAGCTAAAAAAAATGCTATTGCTGATTTTGATAAAGATAATGATATGTATGTAAGAGTTGTATCAATTGAAGGTGGCAAACATCTTTCAGTATTACCACTTGACAGTTCAGATAAGAAGACTATAATGGCAGTAATTCCTGGAAAGTTCCATAAGAAAGTGTGGTTTAGAAAGGAGGATATATTGATTGTGACTAAATCGGGAAATATTTGCGAGGTCAAAGGGAAAATTGATGAAGGTAGTCTCTCTAAAATCAAATCACAATTCGAAAAAATGGATTCTGGAAATAATTCAGATTCAATGGTATTCGGCAATGACAATGATGATTCTGATGATGATGAAAAGAAAGATGATAACACTAAGTCCGATTCCAAAACCAAAAAAGAAGAAGCATTTGATTTTGATTCATTATAACAAAAAAATTGATTTTTTTTATTAAAGCTCTTTAATTAATATATTGTTTATTATAATATCTATCATAATAAACAAACTAATATGAAAAAACAAGGCAAATATAACAAGGTTGTCAAAGTCCCTAAAGATATTGACCTTTCAGATGATGATAATGATCTTGATAATGATCTTGATAATGATCTTGATAATGATCTCGATAAAGATATCGATAAAGATATTGAAGACCATGATGAAGATGATAACAAATCTGAAAATAAATCTGATGATAATAAATCAGATGATATATTAGATGATGAATCGATTGATGGAAATATGAAAAAATTATCAAAAAATGCTTTAATTAATAATGCAAAAATAATATTAATAAAATATGATAACACAAATATTATTGAGGAACCAAAACCAAATGATATTGTGATTGATTGTGATAAATACATCAAGACTGTAGCCAAAGAACCTGTCCCACAAGATATGACACAACTAACTCAAAAATATTTTGATATTGTGGATTCAGAAATTATTACAGATTACAAAGACAGATTTTATTTGAGAGGGAATATGCAGACTATATCAAACAATATGCAGGAATGTTTTCTAGGTGGTTATCCAATTACATTTGATACATTGAAGAAATATGAAATCAATTATTACGGAAAATACAAAGAAAGTATGGCCAAGACTATTAAAGAATTATTAAATAAAGGATTTAGATTTTCGCCCTATTTTAGTCTCCTACTAATTATTGATGGCAAATCAATTGTCGATATGGATACTGTTTTAGCATCATACAATAATGTATTTGATTTTGGATTTTTTGCCATATTAGAAGCACAATATTCAGAATATAAAGACATTTATAAAACTGAAGAGTGGCCCAAAACCAATAGTATGGAGGACATGTTAGAAGATTTGATTTCTAAAAAGAAAGTCCAGATCAAGATGACTCAAAAAGAGGCAGAATTATTATTCGATAAGTATACTGGGTTCAGTTGTGTTATCGATTATTTGATTTCATCCCGTGATGTTGTTGTTAGTAAAAAAATAATGGAAAATATTACTACAAATCATTCCTATTACATTTTTGAAAATGCAATTTTACATGGTGGTGAATTAGATTCTAATATATTGAATATTGCTGTTAATGGAATTGATAGAAACAAAAAAATAGAATATATATTCAATAACAAAATTGAACCGACACAATCTGCATTTAGAAAATTAATTGATTCTTTTGATAATGATGATGATTCTTATTGGAGAAAAAGAAGAGTTCAGAAAAGACGTATTGGCGGACTAATTACTGATGATTATATTACTGAATCAATAGAAACATTTATTAAACATGGATATATAGTGACATATAAAGATGTATTACATGCTCTGGCCAGAGGAATTGTAATCAAAAATATCGAAAGATTCAATATTAAATTTGATGAGAAATATCTTAGTGTTTGTTCAAAAATTGGTATATATCCATACAAAACTGATGTGAAACCAGGTATTGATTGTTTACTTGAAGAATGCAAAAAATCTGGCAACCTCCCTAGAATAAAAGAACTTATCAAAGTATACAAACTTGTTCCCACTGATTTATGTCTTGAACATGCGTGCAAAGTAAGAAATAATTATTCTACAATCTCATATCTTATTAAATCTGGTTGTATGTTAACTCTTGATGCTGTTAATGATGTCATTAATAATAATGGCAATAGAGTTGTCACAACCACATTTAGTGCATTCTACAAAAATTTTGATACAATTGTCCAACGTTATCAAGATAAAAAGAATGGTATCGTTAATAATCAAATCAATGACCAGATCAAAGAGAACAAAGATAATGAAGATAATGATCAAATAATGCCATATGAAACAGATCCAAAGGTTGATCAGAAGAAACTCGAGCAATATGCACAGATGATATTACTACGATTAAATGCAGATAAGAATGATGATATTAATATCAATACAAACAAATATACCTGTAATATAATTCGACAATATGTCTATAATTGTCTCAAGGATAATAAATATAATTATAAAATAGCCTTCAGAAAACTTAACAGAAGAGCTATTACAAATGCGAAATTAATTTCTGCATTAGATAAATTACTAGTAGACAAGATTATTGCTGATAATGATAATGATAATGATACTAATAATATTAATGAGAAACAAGAAATCAAGAATGAGATTGTAACACAAATACAAACAATATCAATAATTCCAGAAGACTTTGACATTAAGATAGAAATTTATAACAAGATACCACATACATTAAGGGATACATTAGAACTGACAACCAAAGATAAACATATTACATTTAATACATTCAGAATGAAAATATTACAATATCTTAATGACAATGATATGATGTCAATCGAAGGTCTAAAAGATTTGAAAGAACCATTTATCAGTTCAAAAATTCCGATTGTAACACTTGCCAATATTAATGATTGGATTTATTCATTATTATCTGATACTGATACTGATATTGACACAACTAATAAATCTAAAACTAAAAGGATTACCACAAAAACTACTAAAAAACCTGTCAAGAAAATCAAAAAAGTAAATATTGATGAAGAAGGATCAATTGAAGAAGTTGATGACAATGATGATTCCAGTAAGAATGTTAGTGTCAAATCCAATAGTGATGACGAATTAGATAAAGATAATAATGAAGATGATATTGATCATGATATTGAAGAAAGAAAGACAAGAAGAATTATGTCTAAAAAGAATTCATTAGCTAAAAAAGAAGCAAGTAAGACCGAAAATAAACCAAAAGTATCTAAAATCAAATTAGATAAACCAAAACCTAAAGATGAAATCAAGGAAATCAAGGAAATCAAGGAAATCAAGGAAATCAAATCGAAAAAGAAGGTAGTTAAGAAATAAGAATATTAATTAAAAAATTGTTTTTTTATCTATATACATAATAATAATCATAGATATTAATTATAAAGATTAATATTTATTGAAATAAATCAAATGGAGGTAAAGGTAAAACGAATAAATCAAATGGAGGTAAAACAAGAACCATTTAAGAATTTATTTGAATGGTCAACAAGAAATAGACTAATGCATCTTGATCGTGCGGTATGGTATAATTATGGTGTTGATGATGAAGAAAAATATAACAGATATATCAACAATGTTAATATTAACAAAGAACTTATTGACACATACAATAATTATAATAATTTAGTGACAAAAAAAACAATAGAAAAATTAGTGACAATACTTACAGCAGGTAGAGCAAACCAAAAATCTTCAATACATGTTTTTGACAAACAAGTCATAGATAATACTAATAATAATGTTATTCAGAGAAATATTGTATACAATCTATTCAAATATTTTGGGAGGTTTATCAACAAAAAATTGATGGACCGTATTATTGAATGTATGTCACCAGTAATACATTCAGTATGTTTAGAAGAAATCAAGAAACACAATTATAAATTTACAGATGACCAAATTAAATTATTGGCAAGTAAGGGATTTAATATTTTTGACAATTCAAAAATGAATACAAAAATAGATATCTATACAATGTTCGAATACAAAACATTTATAGATAATATAATTCAAAATTGTGAGGATGTCACATTAATTATAGGAAAGGATGATGAAGTGAATTATGAAAAATATTTAAAAACAATAACAGATATTGCAAAAACAATTGATACATATTGCAAAAAGAATGGTCTTGATCTCAAACACAATAATGAATTTATTAATATTATGATTGGTAAATGCAATATTAAAGGATTATTGAAAATTTCAGCGATAAAATATTTGGTGGCAATTCATGATATTGCATATTTGTTCAATATTAAACCGAACAGAACTAATATGGAGAATGTAATCGAGTGTATCAGGAAAATAGGTTTTAAATCTAGTGATGTTAAGGATATTATGGAATTTGATACATCAACATTGTTCAAATATTACTCAAAATATATCAATAGATCATACATATTAGAAAACATAGATAATAACATCTTGATAAATCTAATATTAAGAAAAAATATCACATCTTACAATCCAGTAGATGAACAAGATATCCAATATATTTTTTTGAAACTAAATAGTTTTGGTATGATAGGATGTATAGGATGTATATTTGATCATATGCTCTATTTCAAATATATTGAGGAAATAGACGATATATATGATTATATATGTTTTGGTATGGATGTTTGTATTTCATGTTCTGCCAAAACAAGAGGGATTGACAGTATTAATAATTCCAGTAATATCAGTCCCAAACATTTATACTTGTTTTACATTTTTGCTGATGGAAAAATATTAGAGAAATTATTTGAGAATAAATACATACCTTCTGTTGAAGAGTGTAAAATGAATATTGATAAAGATGGAAATCAGTTCTTATTAGAATCAAAAATAACAAAAGATACGGAACTTACGAAATACTTTAATAAATTAAAATTCACAGATGGATCATCACAAAATATGATTGTTGAGTATTATGATATAGTTGATATAATTGAGACAATGAGTGAACAAGAAATCAATATATTGAACAGATATATTGATTCTGCATTTGCCACACTTAATAAATCATATATTAAAGATAATAAACAAGAGAAAAAATCTAAAAATGAGAAGAAAACTATTAAAGATAAAGGATCGGAATATCCATTTGACAAAGTTATTGAAATAACAGCAGACATATTAAATAACATATCATGGATTTATAGGTATAATATCAAAGTGACCAAACCATATTTAAGTTTTATAATAAGGAAATGTGATAGAAGTAATTTTGCAAATCTGTTAAGAATGATATATATGACAGATAATTTCAAATATATATTGGAATTATTTGATACTGATATTATGATCATAACACAATCATCACAAGTTAGATATTGGATTTATAACAATATTTTGAATAATACAGATTCAGAAATAGATTCAGAAATAGATATCACACCATTACATGAATATAATATTGACAATTCTAAAATAGACGTGACAACTATTCTTAAAAAAGAATGTAAATTTGATATTGTTTCATGGACAAAAAATCAGACTTTTGGATAATTATTATTTTGTGATTTTTGGAGCTTAAATGATTAAATAATATTCCACTATTATTAGCTATTATGGAACTAGAAAACTCAGATATAAATTTGGTCAGACTAATGAAAGAATCTAAATTATTTGGATTTATTCATAATTATTTTTCGAAATATGTAACTTCATATATTGAAGCATTGGGATTAGATGAGACAAAACTTAAATATTTATTATTAGGTAGTTTATCATTAGTATTTTGTTTATTTTTTGGGACACTATCATATTTTTTATTTTATGTAATGTTTTTCATAGCATCAGTCAAAAGTATGATATGGTTTATTGACAATTATAATCAATCAACTAAATCTAATTCAGAAAATGTTGCAGAATATTACATAATATCGATATTTATGGTATTGATTATGACCCCAATGAATTATATACCAATAAGTTATGTATCATATTTTGTAAATATTGTATGTATTTCATTAGCAATTCAGATTATGGTTGATGGTCAATCAAGAAAGAAATATTTAAGTTTTGTATCAGATAATTGTACTAATAAAGGGGAGTTTTATAAATTACTCAAAATAATTGACTGTTTTATGGACAATATGAATTGTATGGCATTCAATATGATTTATAGATCCAAATCGTTTTATGATAATATCACTAATTATAAAGATCTGAAAGGTTTGATTACAGTTTTACCTATCACTACTGATATTGCTATTACAAGTCCTGACAATGATGAAGATAATGATGAAAATAACAATGATAAAGATGAACTAGATGAAAATTATTAAGTTATGTTTTTATATGATTTGTATAAAAACAGATAAATTAATTAAATATATTTAGTGCTTTCTGCTCTTCTTGGAGGATTTCTTAGATTTGGACTTAGACTTAGATTTCTTAGCGGATTTCTTGGACTTAGATTTGGATCTAGACATAGAACGCTTGGATTTCTTAGACTTGGATTTAGACTTAGATTTAGATTTCTTGGCAGATTTCTTGGATCTTTTAGCACCACCAGTGAGGGGGACCAATTCGTCGAGAGCGGTTTGGAGTTTGAGTTCGTCAGTTGACATTTAATTATATTATTACTATTATATTAAAATTATTTTGGTGAAGATTTTTATTGAGATAATTCAAACACATTAAATTATTATATTCATATCCTAAAATTTTGATTTTTTATATTATTATGAAGAATAATAGTTATATATTAATAATATCATAATATCATAATACAATAAGTTGAAAAATGTTAGCAACTAGATCAAAATATGAACATAACTATAAGAATATTAAATTCAAGATAATACCAAAAAATGGATCTTATATTGTTATCACAGAGGATGGGCAATTTATTAAAATGGGAATATTGGAAAAGATCAATCTTGAAATAATAACCAAAAAAATAGATCTTGATGGATTACCGACCCACATAAATAATATATGTGATAAGTATTACAATACCAAAAATAATACAATAGAAATAATTGATTTTAATGATGTTAATGATGACAAAAAACAAAACATAATTAATGTTGATGATGATATTACCAAAAATATAACATTATATAATCATTACAAACAGTTTATTAAAGAGTCAATTGTCAAGACACAAAAATTACTTATAAATAACAAGACTAATATCAAATTATTCGATTTTGAGAAAATAGCAGATATTGTGATCAAAGATTTCATAAGAAGTAATACATATTTGAAAAAGAATTATCCAAATAGTTCAATAAATCTAGATGACAATAATATTTATGTTTGGAATATATTACTCAATAATAAAGATTTAAATACTAATATCATGTCACAAATGACAAACAATAATATCGAATATGTCAAGATAAAAATGATACATCATTATTATTCATATCCATTATGTCCATCAGAGATAGTAATAATGGAACCATCATTTAATGATAATTTAAATAATCGTATTAAGAATTCTAAATATTTGAAACAGATAAAATGGAATTGTTCAATTAAACCTTACCAAATAATTGACAGTATTGTTAGAGTGATCAATAAGTTTGGAAATATTAATATCAATAACAACACAAAAAAAATAATTGACGAATCTCATTACACAGGTGAAATTAAGGGATATTTAATGGCAATATCATCAATATTATTGACTATTGATGATATCATTTCTAATGCTATTGATGATGTTATTGATAATGATATGAGAATTATTAACATAACATTAAATAATAAAACTGTGATCAAAAAAGATAAAGGTGTGGGATATGGTTATAATGGTGATAGTGTATGGGATCAAAAAGAATACAGAAGGATGTTGAATGATAGAGATACTAATCTAGTTTTGAATTTTGACAAACTGATCTATCTATGTAATAAAATTATTGACATTAATCAAAATGCCACTAAAGAAATTGGTATATTATTGAAATGTTCAAATCTTTATAAATTCATAATAAATAGTTTCAGAACAACCACAATATTAGAAATAACAAACAATGCCACATATTATAAAAATATATTCACATTGTTACAAACATTGACACTTAATAATTGTTCAGATATATTTAGCACAACATTAATAGAAGATTTACAGAGATTAAATGAGAAATCATTGGAATCATTGAAAATTAATTCTGACAATGAAATACCTAAAATAATTGTCAATCTATTTAACGGAATTTCCGAAATAGTCAATATCAATAATACTAAAAATAATTCCATTTGCGATATCAAAAATAATACCAAAAATGATAATATTTTTGTTACTGAAATGAATAAATATAAATGTATCTATGGGAAAGGGTTATCTAATGATGGAAACTACATTTATAAAGAAAAGAATGATCAAGTTAATGATATGAAATCATGTTATAAAAGACTTGGATATGAAATACCGTCATTAATTGAGACCATATCTATAAGTAATGATTCAATAGTATTGGTATATATTGATCGTGAAAAACCGAATTGTATGAGATTCATGATCAACGGACCGCCCAAGACACCATATGAGAATGGTCTATTTATTTTTGATGCATATTGTGGAGAACAATACCCACAAACAGCACCTGAATTTAATCTTTCAAATACAAGTGGACTTAAATTAAATCCTAATTTATTTGAAAAAGGTAAAATATGTCTGAGTATTTTGGGAACTTATTCTGGAACAGTTCCACATGAATCAGAAAAATGGAATCCGAAGATGTCATCATTATCACAAGTCATTCTAAGTATCCAATCACAGATCTTGATTGACCAACCATATTTCAATGAACAAGGTCTCGAAAATACTCGTGACACACCTGAAGGAATTGCTAATTCGAAAGAGTATAATGATCTTATAAAATTATATACTATGAAAGCATGTATGATTGATTTGATCATGCATTCTAATAAGTATGCAGAATTAAAGAATTCTATTATGGCATACTTTATTCATAAGAAACAGTCTATTATTAAAAATTGCAAATCATGGATAGAGAATTGTTGTCAAAAACATAAAGAAAATATGACAAAAATATTTAGTGAATTAGAGTCTTGTCTTGATGGATTGGATAGTTCATTCTATTAATCATCAAAAAATATTGATTTATTTATTAGTTGTCTATTTATTTATAATTATATAGATTATACAACAACTCAAAATGGAAACCAATACTGAAAATAAATATTATGATGTTGAATATTTGATTGAGAGAGCATATTCATCATTCTCACTCAACAAAGAAAAACTCAAACTTGTCCCACCTATTTTGGAAAAGAAAGACAAGAAATCATATATTAATAATTTTATTGATGTATGCAAATCAATTAACCGTGATTCTGAAGAGATCAGATCATTTTTAGGTAAAGAATTACAAATGGAAACCTCAATGAAGGAAAACAAATCATTAAAAATAGATGGAATGGTTAGATCTGTTGGTATGATTGAGAACATTATTAAAAATTATGTTATTAATCATGTTATGTGTAAGTCATGTAAATCATGTAAGACTAATGTTATTAAAGAAGGAAGGATTAATTATTTAGTCTGTACAACTTGTAATGCCAAAATGGCAATTGACAAGAAAGATCAATGATCATTGATTATTGATCTAAAAATTGAATTGTTTATGTTTTATGTGATTATGCTATTTAATTATTAACATAACTATCAAACATAACAAATAATTATGATTGTTAAAAAAATGTCTAATCAAACTGAAAAAGAAGTGACAAATACTGATAATAATAATGATGATGATGAGATCTCAGAAGAAATTTTAGAAGGGAAAACAGAAAAGAAGATTAAGGAAAGTGACACAATTTGCAATAAGGCAGGAAATGTCAAATTAAAACTCAAAAATATCAGAATTATTGGAACATGGGATTATGCATGTGACAATAAGGAATGTTATTTGTGTCATACAGTATTACAATTACCGATCAGAACGAATAATAATTTATGTGGTGATATTAAGATTGGTGATTGTAATCATGGATTTCATAAAGAATGTTTAATAAGGTGGACTTCTTCTGGAAATAATAAATGTCCATATTGTGATGTTAACTGGACACTTAATGAGACAGTTTCTTCAAAAGTATATATGTATCATACATATTCCAAAAGAATATAAATTTATTTATTTAATTTGGTAACGATTTCATTAAGTTTGTTTTTATCAAGAGTAGATGACAACATACAGATCAACATCATTTCATGGAAACTTGGTAATCCATTTTTATCAAGTGAACTAATACCTTTTTGTCTCATATATTTAATAATTTTTCTGGCGGAACAATCACGACCACTCCATGCGGGTGTATTTCTTGCAAGTGAACTGTAATAATCAAAATATTTATCATAATTTTTCAATCCTATATTAATTGCATGATCACGTAATAATAATGAATATTGTTTATCTATTATTGGTGCTCTGTGTATTTCAGCCTTTTGATATGATAATGCTTTCAAATCTAAAGGTGTTACACATCCAGATACTTTTTTATCATTATTTTTAGAACATGCCGCTCTATATGAATTGTATTCAAAACATAATTCTTCATATGTAACACCATAATCGACACCTAATTTCTTGTTTACAGTATCATGTAATTTGAGACCCCATTTTGTGAGTGTTTCTCTAGATTGCATAACTGCCATGTCTAATTTAGTATCACCTTCTGATATAAATTTTTGATATGAAGCTCTGCAATATATACATGGCAATACCTTACCTAACATTTGGAAATACAATAGATAATCTTTCTTTTGTTCTTCAGTTGGCTTGATTGGATATCCAAATGTAATTGAATGGAAACATTTCCATGTTGGTGGACCCCATATTGTTGTGATTAATCCATTATTCGCATCTGGATCTGATGGGTCATTCGCTTTTAATGGAGCCATTTTTAGTTCATTTGGTTCTATTAACACACATTTATGATTCTTTGTAAATACAAAACTATTCTGAGGTTGTGCATAATTATGATCCGGCATTATATTATATAAATTAAACATCCAAAAATAGATTATAATCAAGTGTTATTTAATTATAATTAAATCAATATCTGTATATCCTTTTCAAATTAATTCTAAAAGAAATAGAATTTATGGAAAGTCATAAATCAATTCTTCCAAATTAGTTTTGGAAAAAATAGAATTTATGGAAAGTCATAAATCAATTCTTCCAAATTAGTTTTGGAAGAAATAGAATTTATGATCAATAGAACAATAATCATATGGGGTGAAACCGAATTTATTTTTCTTATTTGGTATGATAATTCCGGGACATATTTTACTTTTACAAATATAATGATAAACATTATTGCCATAAATATCTGTTTGATCAAGATTTGCATTCAATCCCCTTAATATGTAAAATATTTCTTCATGACCATGTAAAGCAGATATCATAGCAGGTGTCATTAATTTGTCATTTTGACTGTCAATAATGTCAATAACTTTTCTTACAACAGTTTGAACAGTTTCATAATTTCCATTCTTGCATAATTTATGCAGAAATGTCTCATTATTATTATCTGTTAATTCGTAATCAGATCCATTATCTAATAATTTCATCATGCAATTTGTCAATCCTAAATTGGCATATCTAATTAATGCAGTTTCCCCATTATTATTTTTTGTATCTATTAGTTTTTTGTTATTTTTCAAGATTATTTCCAATATTTCATGTGCACTGTCATTAGTTATCAGATTCAATATATTGTTATTTCCTTCATTTTTTGATTCATTTTTCGATTCAATTATTGATTCAATATCGAAATCTTCATTTAATATTTCAGGACATAATTTCAATACAACCATAAATGAACGTGTTAATCCCTTATTTATTATGTCACCTAATGATTTCAATATACATTCTTTCATTTCATCATCTAGTTCTTTTTGCTCTTTTATTTCTTTATTATCAATATTATCAGTATTATCAGTATTATCAGTATTAATTTCGGTATTAATTTTAGTGATGATGTAATTTTTGATAAAGTCATCACCCAATAATTTTATTTCTTGAGTATTGAGGATTAATTTGAATTTATTTGAATTGGATAAATAATTCTTTTCAATAAGTGTTGTAATTATTTTTTGTGATGGCAATTCTATCATCCAATTAATTAGTTTTGTAGTTGTTTTTGATTCAGTTTTGAATTTATTCAGAATTCCCATAACTGTTATGTAATTCATAAATAAATTCACATCATCCTTCTTAATTAAATGATTCAATATATACATGTCAATATGATAGACAGATTCAAGTGATGATATGTCTATTGATGGATCAATATCAATTTTATGTTTTAATTCTGTTATTATGTCATATACTGCCGGATACTGTTCATCTATCTTGTATAACTTTGCCACAAAAAATGGAGGTCTATAGTATGTATAACCTATTAAATACAAAAATATGTTCTTTAATTGATATACTAATATTGGATGTTGTGTCTCTAATAATTTCATTAAAACATACTCTATCACTGTTAATCTCTGATTATTATGTAATATTAATGTAGTTTCTATTTCTTCTTTCTTGATTGTTTGTATCTTATCAAAACTAATCACATCAATAATATCTTTAAGTGTTGAGACTTTTGGGGGATTTTTTTCATAAATGTCCAATATATCTTCAGGATAACTAAATACAGGATCTTTTATTTCTTCATCATAATAAGTTATTTTTTTGTATAGGTCAAGAATAAATAATCCACTAACCCATAATTCATCTTCTGCCAAAATAATTCTATTTAATGTATCTGTCCTAGATAAAACAGAATTAGACAAATTCTTATAAGATTTCTTTTCAATATAATATGTCGTTTTCTCTGTTCTAATAATGTAATACCCATTTTCTATTGTCATATTTTTCTGATAAGTATCATTAATAATATCTAATGACTTGATTTTTTCATTATAGTTTGTAACTATGTAATAATTCTTTATTGGCAATTCTGTTTTCATTGGATTTAAATATTTCTTAATCATTGGTCCTGAAAATCCAATATGGACTAGATATGATTTATCTGAACATATATTTGTTGTGAAATCATCTATGTTAGGATCATTATTTATTGTATCAATAGATTCTGTTAGTTTTATAAAATCAAGAGATGATACTTTATACAGTGATGAATATTCTGTTGATTTAGATTTATTATTCACATCATGATTCTCATTTTTAATAATAACATTATATTCTTCATGTAATTTGGATTCAGTAAATTTTTTGATGTCCATATCTTTATAGATAATAATAAATTAGTTATGTATATTTATATCAGTTTCTCTAGCCACTTAAAAAATTGAAATTATTTGAGATTAATTATTTCAATATCTAATATCTTCAAAACAAAATCAATATTTATTATTAATAATGACTTCATCATACCAAGATTGGAATGCTGTTACAGTTATTAATGGTGACAAAGCTGTCAAACGATCTAATCCTGGTGAAGGTGATGTGATCAAAAAGAAAGTATCTAATTCAAATGACTCAAAAACTCTAAGTAAAGATGTCTTATATGATTTTGATCCTGAACATATGACAACTGCTCCTAAAGTGTCTAGTGATCTCAAAGTTGCAATTCAACAAGCCAGAAGTTCTGAAACAAATAAACAAAAAAAGAAATTGACTCAAGAAGAACTCGATAAACTATGTTGTTTTCCTGCCAATACTATTAAGAGTTATGAGAATGGATCTGCAGTTATTGAACCTAATAAACTCAACAAGATTGAAAGTGTTCTTGGTGTTAAACTTCCTCGACCTGCAAAAGCTAAAAAGCAAAAGTCCTAATTTTTTATTTATTAATAGTGAAATTATTCTATGAATAGAATAATATAATTACAAAGAGAATGAACCAAAAAGACAAATCAGATATAAGATCTGTCCAAATTATCAGAATAGAAGGATCTAAATTTATATTTGATTATGATGTATTCCAAAAAATAATAGACAATAATGAAAGATGCAAAAATCTTCCAGTATCAGTAATCATAATTAATGGTGCATTAAGAACTGGCAAATCATTTTTTAGTAATTTTGTTATTAGATATCTGTTATTACTTGAAGAAATTGGATCATTATATAAATCTGATATTGATCAAGATCTAGGTGAAGATATTACATCAAATAAAATATTAACTGACTATTTTGTATCTAGAAGAGGTTCAAGTATTCAGACATTAGGTGTGTGGGCATTGAATAAAATATTTATTTATGATGGGAAAGCCGTTATATTAATGGATACACAGGGTATTTTTGATCAAGAACTTAATCAAGCTATGACAATTGCCCTTATATCATTAAGTACTATTCTATCCAGTTATCAAATATACAATCTTGATAAAAGAATACAGGAGGATCATTTATGCAATATGGCATATTTTTCTGCATATTCGTCATTAATATCAAATACAAATAACACAAAAATTGGACAGACATTATGTTTATTAGTTAGAGACTGGCAGAACTTTGAGAATAATTTTGATTTGGAAAAGTGTGATAAAGAAACAGAAAACTACAAGAGAGAGTTTTTATGTGATTCAAAAACATTAGACAGTGTAAAGATTGAGACAAGGAAAAAGATATTTGATACATATGATAATGTCATTGTGAAATTATGTCCTCATCCTGGACATATTGTTACAGAGGGACAATTCACAGGGGATATATCTGAAATAAGAGAAGATTTCAGAATACATATCAAACACATAGTTAAAGACATATTTGAGAATCTAAAACCAAAGAGAATCTCTAAAAGTCAATCATTATTATGTAGAGAATTACCCAAATATATGAAGGAATATGTTATGTTATATGAGAATGTGAAAGAATCATTACCTAAAGCTATGACCATTCTTGAAACAACTGAAAAGATCTGTCAAGAAAATGCCAAAACAAAAACCTTATATTTTTATAAAGACAAAATGATGTCAAAAATAAAAAATCAATCAATGAATAAGAATGATATTGATATATGGCATAATTCATGTATGAAAGAGTCAATCAAATATTTCAATAGATTGTATATTATGGGTAATGATACTGAAATATCAAAAATAAGATCAGTGATAACAACACAAATAGAAAAAGAATATCAACAATTCTTATTAATGGCGAATGAGAGAAATGTAATATTTACAATAATTAAAACATTATTTGACTTTATTAAGAATTTCAGTTTCAGATTTGATGTATTGAATGAAATATTCTTAAAGAATGTATTATTCATACTATTTATATTTTATTTTGCTTCCGGATTATTGCCATTTGGTAGTGAATTATTGGCAACAATAATTAAATATATGATGTGTATTTTTGGAGGAGCACTTATTTCATTAAATATGAAAGATGATCTCAAACTCAAATCTAAAGTAAGTTCAAATGCAAATGATTTTGATGAAATAAATTTAAATAATAATCTTTCTGATGATTAATGATTTAGAAATATATTATATTTCATATGATATATTTATATGACTGATCTCAAAATAGATTCTAAAAAGGATGAATTTAAGAAAGTGGATGAATTAGCCGACAGTACAGGATTAATTGATTGTTATCAGATTCAAGTTGAAAATGATGGGAAATTTAAGCCAGTCCTTTTAGGCAAATATCCAGATGTTCCATTGCCAGTTAATTTTTCTATTAAGTCTCCAAATGACAAACATAGATTATATTGTGTGACATATATTATGACAAGTGATGAGATCAAAAATAAGTTATTTAAAATAGTTGGTATTGTTGTATTTAAAGATAATGAAAGTGTTTCTAGTTTGGATATGGTTGTAAATGAAAATAACGAATATCAATATATTCTTAATGACCACAAAAAGAATGAGTCCAAATTTATTAGAAAAATTGACAAATTCCCACCCAAAGATAAAGTTCTTGAAGTATTGGTTCAAGAAGCATTTAAAGAAGACATTGTTAATAAATTACTATTATAATTATGGCATCAAATACATCCAATACATCCAAAACAGAAAAGAAGATTATAACATCAATTAACATATACACAGATGGATCATTAAAGAAGACACCCAAAGGAGATATATGTGGATATGGTATATATTTTCCTAATAGAGAATTAAAGAATGTATCAGCTCCATTTATTCATGCACCTATTACAAATAATAGAGCAGAATTACATGCAATATTACAAGCAATCATTCGTGTGGTTAAAAATTATAAATTTGATCTAATTAATATTTATACCGATTCTGAATATTCGCAAAAGAGTTTGACAGAATGGATAATTAATTGGAAAAAAAATAATTGGAAGAACTCAAAAAACAAACCAGTCGAAAACCAAGACATTATTAAGAAGATAGATAAGTATTTAGTGAAATATAGTGGAAAAATAAACATACAATGGGTAAGAGCACATACACTCCCTAAAGGATCTGATTCCCGAAGATATAAGACTACTGGAAAGGATGATGAACACAGTATAAACAATCACGAAGCAGACAGATTAGCTAATAGAGGAGCAGATTTATATGGAGAATTATATCTATAAAAATTGATTTATTTATTTTTACATTAATTAATTAAACTAATTAATTAATAATACTATTATTATGAATCCACAACAAATATCAAATCAAGTATCAAGTCAAGTATCAAATCAAGTATTAACAGAAACAGAATTGAAGAGTAATAAACCGATATTAACAGAAGATGAAATTATTGAAATAATTAGAAAGACTGTGACAAATGCTGATCTTGAAAGAATGATGATATGTGATTCTATTACTGCCAATATATTGCAAAATAAAGAGTCAACAGGTAATTTGACTTGTACATTTTGTCGTAAAATAATCCCACATTCATCAAGACCTAATATAGCAAATTATGAATCAAAAATCATTACAAATCACATTGTTGAAAAACATTATGATGAAATTATGTCTGATCCCAGAAATAAAATTGCCGATAATATTCATGAAGATATTGTTGATTATACTGACTCCAACAATAATAAATGTCTTGTATGTGATGTTGTTTTCAATGATGCTGAATCAATAATATCTCATTGTGCTTATTTCCATTGTGTCACCGATGATGAACAACTTGGCAATATTATTTTCCATAAAATAGACCAATTAACTGATCAACTCAATCAACAAGTAGATCGAATACTCGCTGAAGATGATAATGAAAATGGAAATAATGATAATGACGATAATGATGATAATGATGATAATGAATATGCTATTATTTCTATGGCCCGTAATAATGCTATACGGATTATAACCAGTGGAACTGATGAAGAAGAAGATAATAATGAAGATAATAATGAGGATGAGGATGAGGAGGAAGAAGAAGATAATGATGAAACATATACATGTCCAATTTGTAGAAGAATATATTCAACACAGGCAAGATTAATGGTTCATTTTTATAACAATCATGACAATTATGAACAACTCAGTAATTTGGATGATACAGGACCTAAAGGTGGATTTCCTGGTTTTGATATTCTCAAAAAAATAAATGCTATTCGATATATCCAACCTGAGGAAAAATTACATAGTAATAAATGTGTTATTTGTGATTATCATTATGGCAATCATTTTAAATCTATTGATGATTCTTACATTAATACAAATACTGAACAAAAATACAAATCGAATTATAAATCAAAATATTATGATGATTTATGTATTAATACTAAATCTGAATTTCCAATTAGACATCCTCTTGAAATGAAATGTTGTAAAGCTAATCTTTGTGCTGATTGTCTCAAAAATCATATTGAATTTAAAAATGGTGATCCCGAATGTCCATTTTGTCGTCATAATCATAGCCAACTGAAACAGAAATATATAGTTATTGATTCTTTACCCTGTTACATTTCCAAAAAAAGATAATTAAATCGTTATTTTATTTATGCCAGTTGTGTTTTGAACTGTTCTATTTAATTTAAGCATTTGTTGAACACCTGTTGAGCCTAGTCTGTTCATTTTTTCTATAGCTTTTCTTATTGCCTTGACGGTTCTGCCTTTAACATTCTTGAATTGTCCTGAATTGTTCTTGAAACTATATTGAGAAACATTATTAGAAACACTGTTTAATGTGGCTTCAAAGTCAGAAAACTTAAATAGGGCAAGTGATTTTGTTTCATTATATGAGTCAAGATTATTGACTGATGATAATGCAGTTTTGTTCATTGTATAATATCGTTTCAATTCTTCAGGATTTACATTAATATGAACTATATATAAATAAACACGATAGAATGTATTATTTATTTCTGATTCAACATCTACATAGTGTTTTGATTCTTCTTTGATTTCAAATAATCCATTAGTTTCTTCTGTAGTTTCCTTAACTGAATTGGCAAATAATGTATTTCTATTTACGGATTGTTGAGAATTTGAGACAACATTATTTACTTTGTCTATTTTGCCTCCAGGTTCTTGATAAACACCATCATTCCCTTCTAATAGAGCGAAATAAGAATTCTTAATATCATTGACACCACTTGGAACAATAATTATTAATGATCCTGAACCAGAAAATACTTTATTGTCCATATTAATGTGAATATATTTACCTTTATCAATCACTCCTACTTCAGGGGCATTACGTTTGACATCATTTTTACATTCGTCTTTTTGGTCATTATTCTTGAGTGGTTTATACATATTCAATACATCAACTACTGACATAACATCATTATATGATCCACGAATTACAACATCAACACCGACATCATTTAAGTATCTATATTCATATCTTTGGGGAATGAGGTTTGTAGTTGTGATAACAGTTGAATTATCATCAATAGGTCTTGGCAAATCAAGACCATCTAATCGTGTGACTGTTCCTAAATGACCTTGTTGTCCTAATACAGAAAATAATACCTGAGTGAATATATCATCATTGTATGGTTGAGTCATTATATCGGGTATAATTGGTGTGAGTCTTGTTATATTTTCATTTGTATCATTTGTAGTTCCAATCCATGTAGAACTCGACATTATTGTTATATATTATTAGTGATATATTAATATATTCGTCATGACATATATTATTTAATAATTGTCTTATAACTAATTATATTTATTAATCAAACCATTATTGATCATTAATTGATCTAATAAATATAATTATAACTATACTATTTAATAGTGATTAGTAATTGACACTAATGACAGATAGAAAAACCAATCCAATTATCAAAATAGCTAATAAGTCTGATACAAAAATTATTTTAAGGAAAAAAAATCTCCTCGAAAAACTTAATGAACGAAAATTAGAATATAAAGAAAATAGTGATGGTATATGTGATACATATATTAAGTTCGGTTTGTCTAATATTGATGATGTAATTATCAAATTGGAAAAACGTGACAATCTCAGATCAAAAAGATTAACCGAATTATTAAAGAAACTTCGTGATGAAAATGAAACATATGATAGCAATATATCTTATTATAATGATTATGTTCAAAAAGGTGGTGACCTTGATTATCATGTCCAAGAAGGAATTATTGAATGGTTCTATCTCCATAAAACTAAATACAAAAAATATCTCAAATCAACTAAAGATGAAGACATTGCTCAGGCTAAAGCATTAAATGAATATCTCAAAAAGAATGGTCCAGATAAATATACCGAACGAATCAAAAAATCTGAAATGACATTCCAACTATTTCTCTAGATAAAAATTGAATTTATTAGATCTGCATTATTTATTATTATACTTATTAATAAATAAACATTACTATTATGACCAGTAATAAGATTGACTTCTCTCATTTGTGTCTCAAACCAGATGATGTTGATTGTGTGATTTATCATGGCGGTTGTGTTGATGGTTTTGGTTCTGCGTTTTCTGCTTGGTTATATTTGAACAAAAAGTATCCTGAAAGAAAAGTAGAATATTATCCGGCATCTTTCAATAGATCTCCTCCAGATGTAAGTGGTAAAAATGTTGCCATTTGTGATTTCTCATATAAAGCAAGTATTCTAAATGACATGATCACCAAAGCCAAAAGTCTTATTATTCTGGATCATCATAAAACTGCTCTTGAAGAACTCAAAAATATTCCTGATAAACATAAACTATTTAAGATGGATAATAGTGGTGCATATCTTACATGGTGTTATTTTTTTGGTGAAGAAACCATTCCTAAATTAATTCAATATATTCAAGATAATGATATCTGGACTAAAAAACTTCCAAATACAAACGAAATCAGTGCATATATTTTCACAGTTCCAAAAACTTTTGAAGAATATGAGAAACTTATTGATGACAAATTCTTTGATACTATTATTGCACAAGCTGAAGGAATGAAAAAACAAAATGATACATATATTGATAATAATTTGAAATATGTATCACCAAAATTTATGGAGATCAATAAGTCATATTATTTTGTTGGTCATATCAATGCTACAACACTCAAATCGGAAATGGGCAATAAGTCATTAGATAGATACAAATTGTTAGATTTTTCAGCAGTTTATTCAATTGATGATTATACAAATTCAACATTGATGAGTTTGAGATCTGTCAATGAGAGAGTTGATGTATCAGAAATTGCCAAGTTATATGGAGGTGGTGGACATAGAAATGCATCTGGTATTAAGATTAATACACTTACCACAACAATTCCTGGTTCAGTTCTTGATAATTACAAATTGTATCATACTATCAAGAATCTTTATACAAGAGAGACTAAATTAAATGGGAATATCTTGAATGGTGTATATTTAAACACAACACATTGTAAATCTGAATTGGCACAATATTTAATGCAGAAACATAATAACATTCAAAATTGTGTCAAGATAATGAATGTAGTTAATGAAGAACTCAAACAGAAATTAAATACAAATAATGAAGTGAAAGATTCAGAACAAAATAAACAATATGAAATGAAGATTAATATCTGCGATTATTCAGTAATATGGAATTATGATGGATTCAATAATGTGACATGGTTTACAGTTTGTCTGAATAAAGATTTAGATCAAAAAGTCAGAACGGAAATTACCGAAATTATGAAGACATATGATAATTATAATTATAATGATATTAGACATGTCTTCACAATGAATGGTCTTATCAATGAATTATCATTTGTCAAAAAAACTACTTAATATTTTTTTATTTAATTATTTTGGCCTAAAAAGTAAACAATATTAATTATTAATCAAAAGAAATAATTAATATATAATACAATGACTATTCAAGGAAGACCTGTAACATCCACAATTAATGATAATGAATATTACAATGTGCATCATTTGAAGGATTATGATCCGGCATATTTTTATGGTTGTATTAAAGCTACTAAGACAATTCTTAAAAAAAAGAGTATTCCCGAAGATCAATATATTTATGCTACATATAATGAAAAGAAAGATGAATGGAATGGAAAGTATATGATAAAGAGAAGAATATTCCAACAAAAGCCATTATATACATATCTAAAGAATGGATCGAATCAAATATGCCTAAAATGGCTATTACTACTGACAATAATGAAGATAACAAAGAAGTGAAAGTGAATAACGATGATAATTATGAAGAAGCACCAAATATAATTGAACTAGAAGATAATGAGAAATTTAGAGATGACGAAGGAAATATTGTTGAGATTGAAACAAGAGGTGAAAGAGAATATGACAAAATTTACTTTAATGTTGATGATGTAGCTAAATATTTTGAATTGCCAAATCTAAGAAAGACTATTATGAAAAATGATTCTGGATATGTCATAACTTCACATTATAAGATTTTTTATGTCTCTTTAAGGACTTCAAGTTCCAAAAAGGAAAGAAAATTAAAGGTCATAAAATCAGTTTTTCTTACTTATAAAGGTATGTTAAAAACACTTTTTGGAAGTAGAGTAGGAAAGGCAGACAAATTTGTAGATTGGGCCACAAAAACATTATTTACAGTCCAAATGGGAGATATTGATGAAAAAGAAGAGTTGGCATCAGGATTAATAGGAATACCTGTCAAATCATTAAAACAAGTATTATCAACAAGTGCCAATTCAGTTCCATGTTTATATCAATTCTCACTAGGTATTGCTAAAGATTTCAGAAAGTCAATGAAATTGCCAGAAGAAATACCGGATGATTATATAATTACCAAATACGGATTCACAGATAATTTGGCAAGAAGAACAAATGAACATACCAAAAAATACAATTCGATTAAAGGAGTCAATATTGAGTTGATGTTATTTATTTATATTGATCCAAAATATCTATCACAAGCAGAAACAGATGTCAAAAATTATTTTATAACGAATGAGAAATCTATTAAATTTGAAAACTTTAAAGAATTGATTGCAATTAATCCGCAACATCTACCACAAATAACAAAACAATTCAAATATATTGGTAAAGAATATGCAGGTTGTATTGATGATGTTGTCAAACAATTTGAAAAGCAATTAGAATCAGATAAGAAGATATTAGATGCAGAGAGAAATAAATTGACAACAGAAAAACTAAAACATGAAATAGAAATTCTGAAACATAAACATGCAAATGAAATACTTACCAAAGATTTAGAAATAGCTAATATGAAGATAGAAATATTGACATCAAGATTAGATAAAATGAAATGATAATTAGCCACAAAAATTGAAAATCATATATATTAATTCATTTTTAAATTAATATATAATCAAACTATTATCTAAAATAACAAGTGATAAAAATGGATGAAAAGAAGAGACAAACAATTAAACAAATTGAGATCCCTATTAATATTGCTTTAATAGGTGAAGTATCATCAGGTAAGACCACATTACTAAATTCAATGTATATCAAAACATTAAGTGATATGAAGAGAATCAGAACTACAATGAGTGTCAATAATTATTCTGAAACACAAGATCCAAGAATGATTGACGATCCTACAAAAATTTATACCACTAACACAGAATACGAAGTAGATATGAAAGGTAAACAGATGACCGAATTAAAGGAATTCAAATATAATGTATATCCATCAATATCATTTGGAACATCATTAATGAAATCAACTAACAAATACAAATTAAATGTTATTGATATTCCTGGATTGAATGATGGCTCTGCAAATGATATTATCAAAAAATGGATTAATGACAACTTTCATAATTTTGATGTGGTATTTTTCGTAATCAATGGTGAATATGCATTAAATACAGAAAGTGAGAGAAAATTGTTGTCATATATTGTTGAGAATATTGAAAAGAATCCTCATGTAATTCTGTTTAATATTATCAATAAATATGATGATCCATCTGATGAAGAACTTAATGAATTGAAAGAACAAGCTGAAACAATTATTAATAGTCTCAAAGATAAAAAAATTAATTCAGTCACAATTCCTATGAGTGCTGAAAGAGCATATATTTACAGATATATCGAAATAAATAAATCAATGGATGGTTTAAGTCAAAAACATAGAAATCTAATTTCTGTAATGGAACTTGGAACAAAATCAAAAAAGTATGATGACAAAAAATTATTGACAGAACTTATCAAGAGTATTGAAGATAGTAAGAATGATACAAATAGTTGTTACAATTCAACTAACTACAGAAAACTAATCGATGAGTTTAAGAAGAGAGTAATCGATAAATGTGATAATATTTATTACAACAAAACAATCTCACATATTAAGAGATCGAATATGAATATCGATCAAATAATTGATTCTTATAATAAAATTATAGATGTTGCGCCTAAAACTAAAGATCCATATCTTGAATCAAAAATCTGTCAAATGTATGATGATGTCAAAAATAAAGACAATATCGCAAAAATGAATAAGATCATTACTAATAATTCAAAAACAATCACTTATTTTTGTGATTATGGAAAAATTACCAAGAAAATATATGATACATATCATCAATGGTGTGACAATATCAGAAAATCAAACAGTTCGTATTCTAACGAAATATATGAATGGTTATTGTCTGTTTCCTGTTCACCTGTCCATAGTTATGGTATGGTATCAAACCTCCTTATTGATCTTTATGAAAATTCTAAATATTATGTCGTTCTAGATAATAATGGTGATTCTTCAAAAACAGAAGAAAATATCAATGATGTCAAAGAGTTATGTAAGGCAAGAGACAAATTAAAACAATATGACGAACTCAAATGGAGTAAAAAAAATCATGACCTAAATGATCAAAAAGAAAAATTAAAAAAGCAAATCTTAGAGTTGCAGAAAAGAATTCTATTCGGAAATCAAAAACAAGATAGACATAATCATTACAAGTTTCTATTTGAGGATTATTTGAAACAATTCAAGATAATTGAATCAACATCTATGGCAAAGAAGTATGAAATATTGAATGCATATATGATATTTGTGATTGATTCAATTATTATGTGCAAAAACCAAATGAAGGAAATAGATTTAATCAAATTAATCCTGTCAGAACTCAATACTAAAAAATACAACAATATGTATATTAGTGAGATGTTGCCATATTTCTATTTGAGAATGAAAACAATTATAAACACTCCTTATGATAATCTGGATATTCCTACAGATATTAAGTGTGTTGACAAATATATTGATTCAATTGATCCAGGATTTAAATATATGTTTGACACAATATCGAAAATTAAATTAAATAATAAATCTGAAAATAAGACCAATGATGAATTTGAAACAAACGAGGATGATGAAGAGTATGAAAATGAAAATGAAGATGGAGAAGACTATGAAGATGATGATTAATGAAATATTTATTTATTGTGACTATAATTGAATAATAATTAAAAATATATTGAGTTGGATAATTATTTTAATTATGATTGACATATTAATATAGGAGTTGATATAATGAAAAAAAGAACTGAAAAGAAACTGTCTGAACATAAAGAACATAAAGAATATAAATATAATAAGAAAGAACTATCGACAGATCCAGAACATACATTAATAATAATTGATTGGGATGATACATTATTCCCAACATCATGGACAGTCCAAAACAATATTGATTTGACAGATCCAAGATCAAGATACAAATATATTAAGTATTTCGAAAATTTAGATCGGTATCTAAGTAATATGTTAGAACATATAACCAAATTAGGTGATGTATTAATCATCACTAATGCAGTCCTACAATGGATTGAATTATCATCATCAGTCTTACCCAAAACTAAAAAAATATTATCATCTGTTGATATTGTCTCAGCCAGAGATAGACAAAAAAATAATTACAAAATGAATGATTGGAAAAAATATACATTTATGGAAGAAATCTTGAAAAGAATTAGTAACAAAAAATATTATAACATATTATCATTGGGTGATGCAGAATTTGAACACAATGCACTAGTTAATTTATATCATTTTCATCATATACCATTCAAATATCTTAAATCAATCAAGTTCATTAAATCAACTGAATATGATATTACCGTTGAACAAATCAAAATGATCAAAAAATATATCGGCAATATTATTCACATGAAAAGACATATTGATTTAACTTTTGACACTCAATGAAATTGAGGATTAATCGACATAGTAATCAATATTACTATGTTGATTAACACTCAGTGAAACTGAGGATTAATTAACATTACTATGTTAATTAACACTCAATGAAAATGAATTTGAGGATTGATTAAAATAAAAATTGATTAATAATTATTCACAAATAATATTTATTAATTGTAGTCAACTATTAATAAATCATCATAACATTAAATGGGTATTAGTAATTTCCAACAATATATCAGAAGAACATATCATAAGGCTTGGCAAAGTGAATGGAATAAATCCTATGATAATGTATATATCGATCTGAACAATGTCCTACATCATGTTTGTTATTTGGCTAAAGATACCAAGGACTTAACTATTAGGTTTTTGGATTATCTAAATGGCATTATCAAAAAAATCCCTCCTAAAAAACGTCTTATCCTTGTGGCCGACGGTCCTGCCCCTTTGGCTAAACTATTACTTCAACGTAAACGTAGACTCGAAATGCTCAAATTTGCCGAGAATGATATATTGCAATCTGATACCGAATATTTAAATTTAAATCTTTCTCCTGGAACTGCCTTTATGGGTAATCTCGAAAAATCAATGGATGGATTCATCAAATATGTTAAATCCAAACATAATGTAGAAATTATTATCTCTGTTGTTGAATCCGGTGAAGGTGAAATTAAGATCAAAAAATATCTCCAAAAAATTCAATCTAACAATCCCAATGACACTCATATTGTGTATAGTGGTGATTCAGATATGATTCTCATTCTATTCACATCCAATAATCTTGACAACATTTATCAAGCCCTCAATAAAGATAATATCATTAGTTATGGTATCTTGTATAATCAACATATCGAACTATTCGGTTCTACATTATCTACCAAACAAGATTTCGTTTTTTTGAATATGTTTATGGGTAATGATTACATTCCTAAAGTAGCATATCTTAAATTGGAAAATCTTTGGGATGCTTATAAACTACTCTCACCATTTTTCCCTAATGGTCTGGTTTCATATAACTGTTATGATGTCAAAATAGATCCTATTTTCTTACATGATTTATTGTATGTCTCTACCAAAAAAATACAAAAACGATTTATGAATATGTTTAAAATTTCCGATCTCAAAAAATCATGTTATGATAATTATGTTAAGGGATTGTATTGGACTTATACAATGTATACTTCTGGTGAATGTGCAGATTATAAATACCTTTATGATGCTGATGACAGTCCACATGTTACTGGTGTTATGTTGTCATTAATCGCCCAATCTGAATTTAAAGTTAATAAATCTAACCCTATTGATATTGATCTGTATGGCATCTTACTCATTCCTGAAAAAGCTAAATCACTTTTAACTAAAGAACAAATACTTATTGCCGAAAAATTAACAAAGGATTATCCTGTCATTTATGAAGAAGGACGATGTAAACATTGTTATACCTATAGTAAAGACCTTTCCATTATGAATAAAGAATATAAATCATCCAAAGATGATGAACACAAAAATGAGTTATCCCAAAAAATCGGCTCTATGGCTAAATCATATTCTAAACATAAAGATACACATAGCAAATTGACTATTGATTTAATTGACAAAATTTCCAATAAATTTATTGAATGTAGAGATGATATTAGAGAAACTATGTCTATTGAAAGTCTAGAATCAAAAAATTCTAATGATGTCAGAATAGATAAATATACACCTAATATGAGACTTAATAAACCAATTTCTAAAAAACTGTTTTGATAAATTAAATCAGACATTTGTGTTATGATTATTATTATTTTGTTTATAAAGATAACTTCCATAACAATCTCTACAACATCTGACAATCTCTCCAAAAGATAAATAGCAAATGAATGCAATTCCAATGAAAATAATGATACCAATTGCCAGAAATGTCCATGCAACACCCCAAAAGAAATTATTGCAAATATCTGTCTTTTTGGAATTATCTGAAAAAGATTTCTTACCTGCAAGAAGAGTTAAAACACGAGGATCAGCACCAGGACTAGAAGTATTGTAGATATTAATTGTCCAATCAAGATAGAGAGATGAGAGTGGTCGATTGAGATTTGCTACATTATTTCCATAAATGTCTGTAATGTCCATATTATTATCAATAAAATTATTTCCTGCTACATATGCAATAATATTATCATTATTGTCTCTCAATTCATATGAAACTAAGATTTGATTTGAATTGATAATTGTTTCAAAAAGATCGCCAGTTCTAACAACATAAATTACATTACCATGACAATCTTTAATATAAGTTTTTGAGACAGTACTAAAAAACTTGCCATCTGTCATGGCAGAAACTTGTCCATCAATATACAGAATAGAGTCATGAGTAGTAGTAGGACATGATTGTTGAATATTGACATCAAGATCATCAGAAAAATCATAACGCCAATGCCATTGTGAAAGAATTTGTTTTTCGAGAGAAAATGTTGTGACATTAGGAAAAACAGGACAGGATGTAGATGGTGAGGTTGTTTCTTTAGATTTTTTGTAAATGACAATTTCAGCAATGCCAAAACTTAACATTGCCAAAAAAATGGCAATGCCTACAATAATGTAAATCTGTGTATTGTTCATTAGTAGTAACAATGGAGTTGGTTTGTTTATTTGATTAAATAAAAAATATCATCCAGGATTTTTTTATTTTCAATTTTTTTATAATAAATTATTTAGTGAGATTTTTTGTAGAATTAGTTTGTTTATTTTTGTTCTTAATTAATAGATCATTAATATCTTTACTTAATGGATTTTCAAATGGTGATGTTAATGATGTCATCTTTGATATATTATCATTATTTAATATTTCAGATCCAGTAAGTGAAATTGTAGAAGGTTTTTCATTCTTAATACGTGATGCCATTGCTTCAGCTTTGTATTTCATTTCAATATCATTGACAAGTGTTTGAGGTTTAATTATTTCACGATCAAAATATCCAAATATGTCTTTATCTTCATATTGAGGTATACATATCATTATCGATTTGAATTTATGACCATATTTCATAATAATATTATTGAACATTAAGACTTGATCATCAGGTGGAATACCAAAATCACGATCAAATATTGAAAATATAATAACATCATGGAATCCACATAATGCAGTTTGACATGCAGTTTCTAATTGAATCTGGAAATTAAGTAGATCTGATGATGCAAGGACATTATTTTCAGTGAATTTCTCACCATTCATTACTTTATCAACAATAAGATCATGTTTTCTGTCATAAACTAATGATATAATTGCAGATTTATAGATATTATCTAATTGTAGTGGATTGTAATTATTATCACGAATTGTCACAATAGGATTTGAATAAACAACTGAATGTGATCCTTCTTTAATTGGAAACAAATCACTCTGTTTTTTAATAATATATGCATAATTGGTCCTTAATACAATATTTTCATCATATATACCTTCTCTGGATTCAAAATTAGTTCCCAAAAAATCCTTCCCTAAAGGATATACAATTGCAGGAACATTATTTTGATTATTTGCAGTAAGTGAATTTAATCCATGTTGACTGATAACAGATGCAACATCAAGAGCATGTTTATTATGAACAATAACTTTACATATTTTATCAATTGCTCCAGGATCATATTCACCTCTATAAAAGAATTTAATTGACTGTGACATTGGACATATTTTATAATTGCCATATCCTGAATGGTATATATTTTGATTAATGATCTGATTCTTTATTTTTGGATCAAACATTTTTGGACTCATCATATTAAATGTAAAATTATTTGTCTGTGTGTTTTGTGTATTTTGTATATTCTGTATATTCTGATTCATACTTTGATTAAACATTCCAATAAATATAATCTATATTGTCATAATTGACAATATAGATATCACGCATTATTTAATTTTATTCAATAATAAATATCATATCATTCTCTTTTTTATCATTATTCTCTTTTACTAATTTGTCAAATGATCCATTATTAATTATATCCATTGTTCTTTTTAACCTTTGGTCATTATTTCTATTTGTATTATTTTTGGACTTATTTTTTTGGACAGTTATCAATGACTCTATATTTTTGTCTATATTATTTATATCTGAATCTGCCATTATAGTTTGATAGTAATATGTGCTATCAATAGTTGATTTATTTTTGTCCGTTATGAAAATCTGACTTAATAATATTTTGGCAAATGTAGATTTCATTTCATTTGAATCAATCCATTTATGTTCATTAACCATATCTATGGTCAATCTATTTATCACATCTTTATTTAATAATGCCTTCAAAAAGTCTTTCCCTTGTTCGCTAATTATAATTGTATTCTCATAATTAATTAAATTATCTATGTCCATATCTGTAACAATTTTCCTAACTGATGTTATGTCTTTCTGTCCTCTACATGGATGATGACCATAAAACATCTCAAATAATATCATCCCCGCTGACCATATGTCCGTTAAATATGTATTATATTGTTTTATTCTATTTTTCAATATATTGTCTTGCAAACCATTTGAAGATGGTGATGGTAATGGTGATGTATATGGTGATATGTTTCGGAATAGGATTTCCGGAGCCATATATATCGGTGATCCACAAATAACATTATCATTAGTTTCATATATATTCTCATTCATTATTTGTGAAAAACCAAAATCACATATCTTTAATGTTCTGTAATCATTTGTTATTAATATATTATCAGGTTTGATATCTTTATGAACTATTCTCAATTTATTCAATTCTAATAATCCATTTAATATTTGTTTGAAATAATATTTTGAATATTCCTCTTTAATTGGTTTCACTAGTAATGATGTCAATGACCCTTCTGTACATAATTCCATAATAATATACACTGTATTACGTATTTGTATTACATCATAATATTTTACAATATTCTCACATGTTGTATTTTTAATTAAATATTCCACAATAGTAATTTCCCTATTAATTGTTTCTGTTTCTAGTTTTGCCAATCTATTTAGGTTTATTTTTTTAATAGCTACTTTCTGATTTGTTTCAATAATCATACCAATATATACTGTTGAATACGATCCTTTTCCAATTTGTTTTTTTTCGTCTAATCTGTATGTGTAAGTTGATTTTGTCCCTAAAAGTTCTAAAGTACATTTCGGTTTATCTATATTGCAATTATCAACAGTTGTGATAACTTCGGTTTTTTTTATCACATTTTTTTTAAGGGCCATAAAAATCTCAAACTTATTATAATCTCTAATATAATCAAGCCTTTTTAATTTAATTTAATTCTTATTAATAAGATAATTATTTTTCAAAAAAATTGATTTTTAATATTATCTCATACATTATTACATTATTCTCTATATTTCTCTCATTCTTGTAGAAAACTTCTAATGACAACTACATTAACAACACAACAATCCTCTATTAATTATCCATATTTTATGTATCCTGGATCCCCATTTAGAGGTTATCATAAAATCGACCTCTATAATAAAAACCTACTCCAATTATATCACGAACTTTCTGTTTTACGTAATCAAATTAAATCTACTATTTTATTCCATCTGACTATCGGCGCTCCAATGGAAGAAATCGGTATTGAGTATCACAAATCAAATAATTCATTAAATCATATGTATCAAATAATCCCTGATCATCTTATCTTAGTGGCAAAATTGGGAATTCCTGTAATTAATTATGTTATTTCACCCAATCCTGTCAAAAATCCCCTTTTTATCCAACTCACAAATGATTATTCACTTAATACTGATAATACTGATTACACAAACAATATTTATGAATATACACATAAACAATTACCTATCACTATCAGATGTTTCACTACAATGTTACCCACAAATGATCTTGACAGAAATATTTCATATTTGAAGAAATTTAGTGGTGACATTTACAAATCTGTCTTCCCTAATGGATATGATAACTACAGAATGACTGATAATGATCTCTATTTCATTAAATCATTCTATTCCAATCTTAAACTTACCATTGACCATGTTATTAGTCTAAATGGATGTTGTTCATGTTTCTCATTCGCTGTGTTTAATAATGATTCTGATTATACCATGTTTAATAAGTTCAAAATGTTCCCTGAAATATTAGATTGTTATGACAGTTCTCCCAAAAAACTTATCTTTGAATGGTTCTTTACATTTAATTCTTACATTATGTCTAATCCTAAATCCACTAACATCATCTCTTATCTCCCATCTAATTTGAATTGTTATTCCAATAAATCACTCATCCATTTTTGCAATGAATCAGGTTTATCTCTTGTCATCTCATCTAAAATATCTCTGTCTAACACCAATAACTCTAAAGATCCCAAAGATTCTAAAGATCCCAAAGATTCTAAAGATTCCAAAGATTCTAAAGATTCTAAATCATCAGAGACATGTTCACATATTGAAAAATCAGATTCAAAATGCAAAAATAATAATGTAAGTGATAACACAAATATCAAACTTGTGAAACTGATTATTGAATGCAAAAAGTTAAATAATCAAGTTGACTCCAAAGACAATGACAATACAAAACCACAATGAAAAAAGTTGAAAATATATATTCATTGTGTATTTATTTATTAATTATTCATTACAATATTAACCTTTATAAATAATCTAAAGGAAAATCATTAACCTTACTAAACTTACCAAATATACAATGATGACTGAAGATATTTCCAATATTTCCGATATCCCTGAAACTGATATTGCTGATATTGCTGATATTGATGAAGAATCTAATATCAAGTCTAAAAAGGAACAAAAAGACAAGGCCTCTGATGTGGCCTCCAATATGGCATCCAAAAGAGTGAATGAACGAATCTCATCTGAATTATGGAATGTCATTGAACAAAAATTGCCATCATTCAGTTTGAATGTTTTAAGTGCTCTGACTCAAAATACAAAACAATTATTGAATGGCAAAAATGAAGAGACACAAATTGAGACTACAATTAAAAGAGTCTTGACAAATTCTTATTATCGTCAAGTCAGAGATCAATTTGTCTCTCTCAAATTAATTACCCGAATTATCGATCCTTCCGAAATCGATGATTCCAAATCCTCCAACAAATCAAATCCTAAAGATAAAAAGGACAAAAAATCAAAACAGGTTATTTCAAGTGCTGATAAGATCAGAATTACAAACACTACCAATAGAATCATGTCATATTCAAATGAATTGGCCAAATCATTCAATATGTCATCATTAACTCCACAATTTGGATTTAGAGCTGAGTATATGGAATTTGTGGGTTTGACATTCTGTTACATGAGTATGTATATGATTAAGAACATTGACACATACAAGAAAGAAAAGAATTATTCACAGACAATGGCATTAATGGTTTCGATGCAGAGATTTTTGGATTCATGTCATAATTATTATGGAACTGATCCAATTAATTCTAATCAACGAACAATCATATCACAAATATTCATTAATGATATGAAACATTGTTATGACCAATTAGATAAGATTTTTGTCTTTGATGGTATGACTGTCTGTCAAAAGGCCCCTAGTCTGTTAATTCATTCTCCTTTAGATGACTATGTCCATATTACATCAGTCAAACCCAGAGATCATCAAAGAGAATTAATCCAATCTGTGATTAGTAATATCAATACCGGATTTTTCACAATCTACAATCCAATGATCAACTCAGGTAAGACTACTATGGTTGTCCCTTTGGCTATCATTGCATCTCATTACAAAAAGAAACTCCTTTGTGTCTGTAATATTGATGCTGTACGTATTCAAATGGCTAATGCCTGCTATAATTCTGAAATTAGATTCGCTATTTGTACTCTTAACCAAGATAATACTGTCAGAATCACTCCTCATTGGTCTTCAACACTTGATAATGTTACTGTCTATATTTGTGGTCCTGAAGTAGCATATTATATTCTCAATGACAAAGTATCTGAACAGAAATATGGACCAATTTCTAAAAGATTTATTCTGTTCCATGATGAACCTACTGTCGGTGCTGATGTTGCCAATTCAACTCCTCTTAAGGAGAATGTTAGGGTTCTAATGGATGCGCCTGAATGCACTATCTTCTCATCTGCCACTGCTCCTGATATGACTAAACTTACAGTCTTAACTAATCATCTCATTAGTAAGTATCCCCAATTGAAATTATTAAAGGTCTATTCTCCAACTGTTCAAATCGCCTCAGAGGTTAGAACTGAAAGTGGTGATATTGTTGTCCCATATATTGGTTGTAAGAATGGTCAAGACATTCTGAAAGTAATTAATAAAATCGCTGATGTCCCATTTATTGGTCGTATGTTAGCTCCAACTGTGGCATTACATTTATATAAATTAATGATTAATGAGAAGATCAGTAATGTTCCTGATATTCCCAAACTTTTTAAGAAAGTTCAAAACATGAAGGCCGATAAGATTAGAGAGATTGTAATTGAAATGTTAGTCTTATTGAGTAAACAATCTGATAATCTTGTCAAAAAAATCTGTTCATCATCAATTCTTGATCCAGTTACAGAAACAAAAACAGAAAAGAAGAATAAAATTGATGATGATCTTGGATTTGAATGGAACAGTAATGATGATGATACTAAATTGGACAAATCTGAATCGCCTTACAAGATCAATTATATGAATTTGGGTAAGGGTGAGATTTGGGATAGTATGACATTAGTGGCAGATGTTAATCCATATGAATTTGCCTTGAATAATTTCAAATCACTCTTAGATGAATTGTCCAAGATTGGAATCAAAACTGCATCAAAACTTATTGACAATTACAAAAAGATGACTGCTTTATGGGAGAAGAGGACAGAAGCAATTTTAAAGAATCTTGAAGTGTCAGAAAATGATAAGGGTCGTAAGGAACAAGAACTTTCGGAAAATAGACCTACTATTAAGATTCCAGAAGAGATGCATATTGGTTCTGTTGAATATGTGAAAAAGTATGTTCCAATTAATAAGAAAGATCAAATTTATGAATCAAGATTCCCACTTAATATTGAATCAATCATTAATAGAAAATTTGAAGTTAATGGCAAACAAACTATGACAGGTGCTGATCTTAATATTCCGGATGAAATTATGTTACTCTTATTCTGTGGTATTGGTATTTATGCTCCTTCACATAAATTAAGTGACACTAATTACACAAATATAGTGTTGGAATATGCAAGTGAAGGAAAGTTAGCATATGTAATTGCAGATGAATCAATTTGTTTTGGAACGAACTTTCCATTTGGAGCTGTTTACATTACAGACAGATTTTCAAAGGCACATTCAGTATATACGATATTCCAATTATTGGGTAGAGCAGGTCGTGTAGGTAAGTTGCCTAAAGCTAAGGGACGTGTTTCACAAGATTGTGCCAGAGACTTAATTGAATTTACAATTAATCCTGATAAGTTTGAGATTGAAGCTAAAAATATCCAACAAATGATCCAGATTATTGAGACTGAAAAAAAGTCAATGATTGAGAAAGAAATCAAACTATTAGAAGAGAAGATTATTCCTAAAGCTAGTAAACAGATACAAATTCAAAAGACAGAACAATCTAAACCTAAATCTAAATCCAAAAAAGAGATCAAAATGTCTGTTCAAACAAAAACAATTATTGAAGATGAAGAACAAGAGGAGGAAATAAAGAGTGTTCAGACATCACAACCAATAAAAACAATTACTATTAAGGAGAATGTTGCAAAACATGAGGATGATTGGATGGATATGTTGGATGAAGAACCCATAAATACAAATAATACAACCACTCAACCTAAATCACCTAAATCACCTAATACTAGTTCTAAAAAATCACCTAGAATAGTTCCTATTAGTAGTGTGATGGATAACAATGATCATAGTGTTGAATTATCTTTTGAAAGAAAGACAAATAATAATGTTAATAAATCTAAACCTAAATCAGACTCTGTTAAATCTTGGAGAAGAGGATAATTCCATTTAATTTTGTTTATATAAATTCTCGACTAATACAAAATATAATATATTTCATTAATATATTATATCAATGTCAACAGATAATAAACAAGGTGTTAATCAGGATGTTAGACAAGGACCATTTAAGTTTACACCAATTGAATTGCCAAAAGATAAATCAAATCAATTAGTGCCCAAATCAAATGCCATAGCCAAAAATAAATCTGATTTAGGAGTCAAATGCAGATTCCAATTAACCACTGATAATTATAATAAACTCAAAACAAACTTACAGAATAAAGTAATAGAAATAGAAGGAAAACAGAAGGAGGAAATTGAGAAAAGTCAAAAAACAGCCAAAGAACGAATTGATACACTTGCAGGAACACTCAAGAATAATTATGAATTAAACACAAATGAAATGAAAAAAATTGTGGATTTTGTTCAAGATATTAGCTCGGGAATAGATTTCAATAAAATTGGTTCTACAACTGACAAACTGAAAGTGGAGACAGAACTAGAACATTATATTAAAGAATACAGTAATTTGAGCAGTAGATTATCCAAAATAGGCACGCAATTGAAGGCAATTAATGACGCCATCAAAGAACATAGAAGTTCACGTGTCAAAAAGAGAGATTTCTATAAAGAAATTAATATTACTGATATTACCGGAACATTAGTTAAAGTGTCTGGTGTTGTTGGATTTAGAAAATCTGATGTATTGTCTGAAAGTGCCAAATTAATCAAAATAGATTTAATAAACAAAAAATATATTGTAGAAAATGGTGGTATTCAATACACTGTCGAGAATGGTAATGTATGTATTGTTGATAAATAATTAAATATGTTTTTTCAATAATTCATATACACACTCATAATCATTGACATTCATCACAAACAATATGAATAGGAATAATTCATTTAGTTTAGTTTCTGAAGATAGTTTTAATTTTTTATGGATATCATTTAATTCTGTAATCGTATCATCTTTTGTCTCATCATCAATAACAATACCATTTAGAAACCACTCACCATTTCCTTCATTTGTTCCATTATAATCAATTAATATAGTGGTATAATCATTACCAAAATCTAATATATAATTACTCATAACATGATAATCTAATGTTTTGACATCTTTTTGATGGAAGACTAATTTATCAATTAAATTAAATAGTTCTTTATTCAAGGATTTTGGATAATTCTTTTTTAACATTGTTTTATGCTGATTTAATTTATAGTTGTCATATGAAGAAGATATTTCTGATTGGAGATCATTAAAGTTCATCTTTGTTATTGTTGATATTTTTTGGATGTCATTGATTGCATTAACAATATTCTCAAGATCATATCCAATGTTTGTCAAATAATCTAATAAATTTGGATCATGTTTATGTAATAATTCATCTATCAATATGTCTTTTGTCTTTATTTCTTGTTTCATTTCTTGTCCTGGCATGAATAATATGTATTATGTATTATTAAATAAATTTATTCTTCATAACACATAAATAAATATTATCAATTTTTGATACTAATCATCATCTCTAATATCACCTGATATTAATGTATATACCAATTCGTGTTGGTCGTTACTAATTTTTATATAAATTTGTATAAATTTATATAAAAATGCATAAATTCTCTTAAGAGAATTTATGTTGATTTTAGCTTGTTTACAAGCTAAAATCAATAACGTCACTATAAAATTATATAAAACTGTAAACAGTTTTATATAATTTTATTGTGCCGACATTCATAACAAACAATATGAAATATAATATTTTGTCAGTTGTTATTTTTTCACTAATATTCAGTTTTGATTGTATTGATTGCAAGATGAGTTTTGTATTTTCTTCTTCATCATAATCTCTTAATGGTCTGTCTGAATAATGTGTTTTGCTTGCACTTGTATTTGATATTATATTTTCACAACATAATGACCATGATCCATTACATTCATCATCACCAATATATTTAAGTGTCACATTGATATTAGAAATAATAATTTCGTATGTTGTGAAAATTAATTTTTTATTAATAATGGTCTTTGAATCTGAATCAGAATTATAGTATGTTATTTTATCTATCATGTCAACGAATTCTTGTTCTAGTTTATGTTTAAGATTGTGTAATCTCATTTTGGTTTCATTAATGTATTTTTTGAGATTGTATTGTTCTAATTGTTTTTGCAATAACAATTTGACAGAATCATAATTATTGTTTCTGACTAATAATTTAATATCATCAATAGCACTAATCAATTTATCTAATGGATAATTTGATCCAATCAAATAGTTTAGTAATTTATTGTCATGTGAATTGACAATGTTATTAATATCTTTATCTATATTTTCAGTTTTAGTTTCTGCCATGTTGTAGTAATATTATGATAGTAATATTATAAATGTGTAATCCACATATATTCTTTTCAAAAAGAATAATTGTCAAATTTTATTAATATATAATGATTCTTTGATTATAATTATATGGGTTAAATATGAGATTGTTAATATAATCACATTAAGTATACATTTCATAATATGTTTTATATATTTTTGATATTGGGATTAGGATTATGGTTAATTATTGATATCTATCGATATGTCAAATACAGACAGTTATATACAAAACTAAATAAAGAGAATTATGATAAACCAAATAATAAAAAAAATATTGACAAACTAATAAATGATCTAGATACATATCCAGAATTTTTGGAAGACCTTATTAAGAATATTTATTATTCTAAAGTAAGATTTGAAGATATGAACTTTAATGATGTATGTAAAGCCATATATATATTGACTGGCGAAGATCCCAATAATATTGAACGAATCAAAAAAATTGTCAAGAAATATCAAATTAAAATTAAAAAAGAACAAAATAGAAATATATTTAAATCTGAAGACAATCATCCTAGAATTAGAGACAAAAATTACAAAATAAATGCATGGTTTGCAATGTTGCCATGTTATTTATTGACAAGAGGGATTAACAAACTTGTCCATATATATATGAGAATATTAGGATATAAATGTGTAGATCATAATAATGGGATCAAAATATGGTATACCAATTATGATCCAAAAAAAGGAACTCCAATATTATTCTATCATGCATCAGTTGGAGGTGTAGTATTACAATTCACATTATTGAAACATTATTATGACAATCATAATATGATCATGCCAGAAATACCAGGAATATCATTTATTGATATTAAAGACTCACCACCATCTATTGATGATATTATTGAAACAACCCATAAATTCATTTCTGACAAATATTTCATTAATAATTTGAACAAAAATAAAATTAATCTTATGGGTCATAGTATTGGTAATACTATCTGTTGTGGTATTATTAATAAATATCCCGAATTGATTGATAATTTTTTTTGTATTGAAGGACAATTATTCTTCCATGGTGCTGTCAAGATATATTCTGATTTTGAGAAACAACTCAAAGAATTATCATATGAAGATCTAATATCTGTTCCGTTCTTTCATCGTGATCTGTATGTGCAATATTTTTTAATGAAGAAAATGACAGGTGATTCATTTATTTATGATTTGAATGATGAGAATAATAAACACATCAAAATACATATGTTCCATATTAAATCAGACAATAAGATACAAATAATGCCACAGATAGAATATGCCAAAAAGAAAAAAATACCATTAAAATATCATATTATTGAAGGCGAATATCCTCATGGTGCTTTTGTATTAAATAGTTATGTCAAAAATTATGTTCTTGAAAAAATACAAGATGTCTATGATAATATATTTGATAATATATTTGACAATATTAATGATATTAACAAGATTAAACAAACTATCTAATTAATTTAATAAATTAAACAACAGATTATGATGAAACAAGATTAGATAATGTTGTGACACCACCTACTTGTTGAGTAGCTACGGTAGTCACATTATTAATTGTAATTTCCAATTTAACTCTTGTATATGGTATTAATGAATAATCTTTGCTAATATATCCTGGAAGTAATAAACCTGTTGGTGTATCAGTTCCATCAAATTTCTTAAACACTGTCGGATTAGAATCAACATATGATATTGTGTATTTGTAATCATTATTAGAATATTGTTTAGTTTCGTTTCTTGTTGTAATTATCTTTCTAGTTAATGTTAATACACTTAAATCATCTGTTGTTGGTCTGTCTGTTATAGTCTGACTTGCTATATTCAATATATTAGTTGTAGTTGTTGATGTAGTTGTTCTATTTGTTCTAGGAATGACAGTTGTAGTTTGTGCTACTAATACTGCACTAACCGGGATTTTCATTCCAACTGGATACAATGACAATTCAACATTAACAGTTCCTAATGATTCTAATAATTTGCCTGTATTAATTGCTACTAAATCACGTGTAGTTGTTTTTTCATTAATTGTGTCAATCACACTTGCCAACCATGTGAAATTACTTGCAAATCTTGAATCATTTATTATTGGTGTTGCCTTGAATGACACTAATGCATCTTTGACTGCATCCACAATAAAATTTGTAGGATTGTATAATTTTCTGAATGATGCAAACAAATTACCTGGTTGATAACAATTATTAATAACAACACTAATCAAATTTGCAGGTTGGTATGTGGTTAATTGTTCTAGTTCTCCTGTTATTGATATTATATCAAATTGTGTGTCAGTATATGTAATACCATATTGTGATGTAAAATATCCGTCAATACCTGTTCCAAATGATATTGATAAATTTTGTTGTGTGACATTCTTTGTGAGTTGTGTATTATTTAACATTAATGTGTATGTATATGTTGATCCTGATCTAGTAATAACAGATGCACTATTATCAACAATATTAGATTGAGCTCCATCAATAACTGAAATAACATTCAATCTTGGCAGACTTATTTTGCCATCTCCAGAAATTGGAATACTAATACATGCATTAGTTCTTTCAACAGGATTTGCATCCGATCCTAATTTATTTTCTATTACAACTGTAATCTTCTTCCATGCATATCCTGATGGAATTGTCGATCTTGGTGTTTTTAAATTTAAATTTAATCCATATGCTCCTTCTTGGAATAATCCTGTGTCATATATTGTTTTAAATTTGGCTTCAAGTGGTTGGTTAGCAGACTTTGAATATTGACCTAATGCAAGTGGACTTAATGACATAAACCCAGGAAATAATGTCAATTGTGTTTCAAGATTATTGTATGAATCCTTTGATTCTAAAACTAATGCCGGATCTGAAATTCCTGGATACACATTTGTATTGTTGGTAATTGTTGGTATGGTAAATGATTCATTTGCAAAGGTAACGATTGGCAAACTCATATATATTATTATATATATGAATTCGATTATTCAGATATTAATGGAAGTAATATTATATATTTATAATTGGAGTAATAATTGTGGATAAACTAGAAATACCACCTACTTGTTGAGTAGCTACAGTAGTTACATTATTAATTGTGATATCTAATTTGACTCTATTAGATGGTATTAATACATAATCCTTACTGATATATCCCGGTATCAATAAACTAGATGATATATCTGTTGAACTGAATTTCCTGAATACATTAGGATTTGTATCAACATAATTTATTGTATATGTTCTATTATTTGTGGAATATGATTTTGTTTCTGTATTATTCTCAACTATTTTTTTAGTCAGTGTCAATGCACTTAAATCATTTGTTGATGGATATGAGGCAATTGGATTATTTGTATTTGATTTAAGTTCTGTTGTGAGTGTTGTTGTTGTTGTTCTATTTGTTCTAGGTATGACTGATACTTTTTGTTCAACAAGAGATACTTTATATGGGAAATTCATGTTTTTAGGATAAATAGTCATTGAGATAGTATTTGATTTGAAATCTTGTAGTAATTCATTATTAATGAATGATACCAAACTTCTAGGATTATCAATTTCATTAACAAGTTCAACGATACTATCTAACCATGAAGGATCTGTATTGAATTTAGTGTCAGTTGTGATTGTAGTTGATGCATTGAAATAGAGTAATGAATCACGGACTATATTAACTATAGGTGTTGTATCTGTATAAAGTTTTGATAATGCTCTAAATGTATCATTAGGATAATATGAATCAAAAACTCTGACACCAACTAATTTAGGAACAATAATAGGACCTAAATATTCCAATTCACCGGTAACTGTCACAACATCAAATAATGCCAATGTTTCTGTAACTGGATATGATCCATCAATATATGATAAAAATCTTAATGTCAAATTCCCTTGAACTATATTTGTCCCCAAAGCAGTATTAGTTAGGGTTATTGTGTAAGTATATCTTGAACCACTTCTAGTAACTGTTACATTATTCACATAATCAACTGTTGTAAATACATTTGATGCATCTGATGTAACTAATATTCTAGGTAAAGAACATGCAGGATTACTCAATGGTATTGATGATGTGCTACTATAAACTGGATCTTGATCAAATCCTTGTTTGTTATCAATTTCTACAACTATTTTTTTCCAGGCATAATTATTGCCTACATTTGATCTCTTTGTTTCAAATCGAATGTCAAATGTCGAAGGATATGATGTTATGACAGGTGGAATTGTTGGACTACTCATATAACCTGCTGGAATACCTATAGTAATTGGCTGATTACTCTTTTTCTCCACTGATTTAACTGCCACAGTTGGTGGTGCTACAGTTAGTGATTCCACATAAACAGTATTATAGGATTTGTTTGATGATTGTGTAAATGGACCAAATTCAAATGATGCATATGGTGGTAATATAGTCCAGGATTCGTCAGAAAATTTTGCAATAGATAAACTAGTCATATATGATAATTATATATCATATATACCAAATAAATATTATGATGAGTGATGGAAAATTAATTAAATTTTAAATTATTGGAGCGATAAGATTAGATAATGTTGTGACACCACCTACTTGTTGAGTAGCTACAGTAGTTACATTATTAATTGTGATATCTAATTTGACTCTATTAGATGGTATTAATATATAGTCTTTACTAATATATCCTGGTATGAATAAGTTAGATGGTGAATCTGTAGATACAAACTTTCTAAATACTTGAGGATTAGTATCAACATAACTTATTGTATATGTCCTATTATTGGCAGAATAAGCTTTTGATTCATTTCTTGTTTCAACTAAACGTTTGACCAAATTAAGAACACTTAAATCATTGGTTAATGGATATGGAATAATACTTTCATTGGTTGTTGTAACTAATTGTGTTGTAATTGTTGAAGTTGTAGTTCTGTTAGTTCTTGGTATAACTGTAACTTTTTGTTCAATTAATGATATTTGATATGGCATAACCATACCTTTAGGATAGAGTGTTAATGAAATATCATTTGTTTTGAGTTCATCAAGTTTTTCATTATTATTAAATGTGATACTAACTCTAGGTGAGACATTTTCATTAGTGACATCAATTAAACTTGCTAACCAATTAGCATCTGTATTAAATCTAGAATCTGATGTAATTGGTGTAGCACCAAAATTAGTGAGTGCATCTCTGATTGCTGTAATAATAGTATTATCGGAACTATAAACTTGTCTGTAGGTTCTGAATATATCATTAGGATAATATGAATTATTAATAACAACACCAACTAATTTTGGTGGAGGTGGAATAACACCCAATAATTCCAATTCACCTGTCACACTAATAATATCAAATAAGGTTGATGTACTTGTGACTGGATATGCTCCATCAATACCCATATTGAATCTGATATTCAGAGTATTTTGAAGAACAGTTGTGCTAAATACTGTATTGGACAGATTAAATGTATAAGTATATTGAGTAGTATTTCTGACAATTGTGGAAACTGATGTGACAGGAGAAATTGCACCACTCAATGATGATGCCACTTTTACTTCAGGTATACTATATGCTGGATTGCTTAATGGTATACTTGAACTTCCTGTTAGAGGAACAGGATCGATGTCAAATCCACTCTTATTTTCAATAACAACTGTCACTTTCTTAAAGGCATAATTGTCAGGTATTATTGTGTTCTTTCTGCTTTGGAAATACAAATCAAATTCAGTAGAATCAGGAACTGTATTATTTGCAAACAAATTAACATTAATAGCCTGATTTGTATTTTTTTGAAAATAAGAACTTGTTGTTCGTGGTCTTAATTCAACGGTAAGATTATTGTATGCACTTGAACTAGTTAGAGAATAAGGACCATACAAATTTTCAGCAGTACTAAGAGGTAGGACGAGTGAGTCAGATGGGAAATTTTCAACATTGATGAAACTCATATTGATTAATATTAATAGTTTTGTAAATTGAATATTTATGGAGTGAAATATTTACTTAATTACTCAAAAAACAAAAATAAACTAAATCAATCCTAACCATTATAAAAGAGTTAAAATTATTTTTCTGATATGATAATATTATGAGCTATAATACTGTGTTTAATAATCAGTTCAAAAGAGCAGTAAGAGATGTTAGAGGTGGAAGTCTAACTGATGCCAGAAATGTTGATGCATTAACTAAAGATGAACCACAACCTACTACTATTATTGAAGATCCTCTCAATGGCAGAACATATATTCAGATTTTACCAAATAAACGTCAAGAATATACTGACAAAGTCCAACTCAAAAAGTTTCCAGGTTATAGATTGGTAACTGAACCTACAACTACATGTGCACCAACAACTACAGCACCTCCTGATGATGGGTTGGTTGATCCTAATCTCAATGCAGATGTTACAGAGTTTTTGAGGATCCTCAATGACCTTGGATCAAGAATTTCATATTATATTGATGCTGAAAATGTCGAAGGTGATTTCATGACTACTAAATCCAGAGATATTGTTACTAATGAAAATAAGAAAAATATGGACAGTATATCAAGTAATATTATTAGAGGTATTGAAGAATTAAAGACATTCTTTTATGAATTTGGCAAAAAGATTGCTCCACCTGGTGTAAATCCATATTGTAATGATGATTGTATGGAATTGTTAAAGAAACCATCTAATAATTGTAATGAATCCAAGACTAAATCTTGTAATCAGACAATTAATTGTCAAACAGATAATAAGATTGAATATGCAAAAGCCCCATACAATCCAACTGACATTAATACATATATTAACTGTTTAGATACATTAGTCAAAAAGAGCACAGTCAGAGATACAACGGGTTATGATGATTTCAATATTAAAGTGTTTCAAACATTTATTACATCTGTCAAGGTAACTAAATTTAATGATGATGAAATCGATGAACTCAATGTCACAAGAACACAACCATATTACAATCCTTTGCATTTGATGTTGGAAGTTCTCAAAATAGATACTAAATTATTTAACATTCTTTATTTATTGAATTTACATAATTCATGTAGATCACCTATTACTGGTGTTTATTATGGAAAAATAAGAACCAAAATTAATGATAATGGGTATCCAGTTGTTAGTGATGTAGTTACCAATACAGATATTCATAATGCCACAATTCAAATGGTTGATCTTTTGTCATGTATTCTCAAACTAATTACATTTATTGACATTGATTCATATAATAAGATTATTGAAGATCATTTTTCGGCTAGTTCTGTTGGAAATGTCACTAATGCTGAAGGTATGAATATTGTTATTAGCGATAGTGCATCAGATAATTTGAAAACATCAACTACTACTAATGAAAATATTCCTACATTTTTGTATGGCCAATTATTAAGTTTCTGTGATGCTTCACGCCAAGCTATTCAAAACATTCCACTTGATGCATTTACAAATAGTCCACTCTATAATGCATCAAAAGTAGCAAATATTGCATATAATTGCACATATGGTTTGATGGGTATATCACAAATAATGGAGAACTTATTGAAATCAAGATGTTTTGCAATTGTCATGTCAATGTTATTCCCATCTGGTAAATTCCATAGTGCTCCTGAAACAGAAACACGTGATTTTGGTCCTAGATTTAAGTATGATAGAGATAATGATAAGGATTTGCAATCTATTACTAGAATTGTAATTGATGGTGTCCCATTGGATATGACTAAAGTTGTTCCTCCTAAAAGTATTCCTAATTATTTGCCATCTGAAAATCCTATTGCCATAAATAAGGCAGTATTCTGTACAATCATCACTGCTTTGTGTGGTATTTCAAGATTCTTATGGAATTCTAATGCTCCATGCCTAAGTATTTGTTCAATGGATGATGAGTGTTTATTTGACACAGATACAACTTGTTCAGTCACTACAACACAACCACCTTCAAGATCTATTAATACATCCAATAATACAGAAAGAAAGACAATATCAACAAAAGAAACTAATAACGATACAGATATTTTGATTACTGCAAAATCACAACTTGCAGAACCAAGTCTCAGAGATTTGACAGAATTTACTACAGTTGTTCCTCCTGAGGTTGATGGTGTTCCTGATAGTGGCGATCTCTTTTCAATTGATCCACTCATTAAATATTTACAGGATAATACTTATGCTTCTGTATTGACATCAAATGGCAAGATATTTACATGTCTACAAACTTATATATCAGCTTTTGCAGGATATGATAGAGCCAAATTTAATGACAGAATTACCCAATTAAATAATACTAGATCAATTAATACTAAATCAGCAAATATGCCAATTAATAAGAATCTGTATAGTATGTTGACTAGAGGCATTAATTTTTAATATATTAATTTAACATTAATCTTAATGAATAATGTTAATTCAAAAAATCGTCATTATTAATTATTTTTTTGATATCGTTTATCAATCGGTCATCGGCAATTACTTGATCAATATATTTCTTTTTGTCTTTGCAGAATACTTCAATATTACTATAACCTAGATTATACATATTTAATATGTAATTCATTTCTGGTGCTATGAATGAATATTTTATGTCTGATATTATTTTTGGATATACATCTGCTCTTAAAAATGGATATATTATACATGATATTCTAATTGTGTTTTCATCTAATATTGGCATGTTGTTTGTTAATCCTCCATCTAAATATGTTTTGTTGTTTATTTTCCTAAATTTGCTATCCAATATGAATGGAATACATGCCGATGCTCTTAATGTTTCTAAATATATTTCATAATTGTCAAAATCACATATGACATGATTTTTCGGTATGAATCTAGTAATTTCAGTCACAGAAATATGACATCTTTTTTTGTTCTTAATGTATTTTTCAAATCTCTCTTTAGTAATATATGATTCAATTAGTTTTGAATATTTATCAACTTGTTCATGTAATTTTAGTTTCATTCCTCGAAACTTGATTATTTCACTAATTATTGTGTCTACTATTTTAAGTCTTTCATGATCATTCTCATAACATAATATTATACCTATAATTCCTGCTCCACCACTTGCACCAAGATATATTGTATTTTCAAAGAGTCTTGTATTCTCAAAAATATATTTCACTACTCCTAAATGATATACACAATTATAACCCCCACCTGAAAAACTTACTGACTTAATTATTTTGTCTTTTTCCTTTATTTCTTTTTTGATATTGCACTCATTAAAATTATTATTAGAATATTTCTCTTCTATTGTGTATAATATCTTTTTCGGTTTTCCATTGTTCCCATTGTTTCCACATACATTAAACCCATTTATAATTTTCTCCATTATAATTAATTATTTGTTTTTTTTATTTCTTAGGTATTCTATTAAATGTGGTGATATTGTTTTAATACGATCTATTTCTGTTTCATCTAATTTATTCGATTTTGTTGTAATTGATTTAATTATTTTGTCTTTATTTAGAGATTCTTTATTTATAGATTCTTTGTGTGGAGATTCTTTAATATTGGCAATATTTGTTCCTTCATCCATCTTGTCAATTTTTTGTATCAGATTATTTAATTCGGTATTAGTATTATCTCTTAATTTATGTTTGCTGATATCAGAAATAATTCTTATCTTTGGATCGTCATTGTCATCATCGAATATATCAGATATCATAAATAATAATTCTACATAATATATGTTATGACTTTGGACAGGGATAATTGAAATAAATCTGGAGACCATATCCAATAATTTAAGATATGATACATTCTTGATTAATATATATTCTCTGGAGAAGACCAAAATACCATTAATACAGATCATCATAATTGTTGTATTTTTACTAATAAGATATGCACTTGAAGAATTCTCAATAAGCCATTTAGCAGAAAATGTCATAATTATTGGTTTAATACATATTTCACGAATTAAATATTCCAAATCTACTAATTCACAATCATCTTTAATTAATTCATATTCTTCTTTCTCATTACTCATTCTACTAAAAAGATACATTATAGTCATTAATGACATACCAATAATATTCCATGATATTGATTGATTGACAATATAATCCATTTTAATGATGGCACCAAATAATAAAAATGTAATAAATGGTTGGATATAATGATAGATAAATAGTTTTTTGAAGACAACATCATAATTATTATTTGAATTAATAATTAGATAACTTATCAATGATGTTAATATTAATGAGATCCATAAATTGAATCCTCTTAAATAGAACCATATGACATAACTTTGTGATAATAAGGATAATAATATGACACCAATTAAGAGGATCATATTTGTATTAAAACTATTAAATTTTATTTTTTTTATCATATCATCATGTCTTAACTGTTGGAGAACATTACGTTGGATATCATCAAAAGATTTTTGGTTTGGTGTTTGTATTTCCTTGATATTGGAATTATTAATATTAATATTAGTGGATGATTTTTCACCTGATAATAAGGAATGAATTGATGGAGGAATTATTGTTATGGCCATTATTGATAGTAATGTTCGTGTAATACTTATTGTATTTGATGTAAATGTATTGACATAATATATTGAAAGGAAATATGATGTAATAATTAAAAATATATTTCTGATAAGAGTAAATATAGTTTTTAATATTGGTGTCGATTTAATATTATCTAATACTTTATTTTTAAGGAGATCAATATTAATTAGATTCATAATAGATTATATATACAGATCAGAAAATAGATATATATTTTCTGGTTGGCACTAATAAATTAATTCTTTCAAATCCATTTCATTCCATTAATTTAATAATTTGTTAAGAATGGATCTTAATAAATTATTAAATTAATTCTATTTCATTCCATTAATTTAATAATTTGTTAAGAATGGATCTTAATAAATTATTAAATTAATTCCATTTCATTCCATTAATTTA